GCTGCCATAGTCTGAACCAAGTTTTGCCCGCTAAAGATAGCTTTCGAGAAGTCGAGGTTAGGTTGAATCTTAACTTTCTCAGGATCGGCGTTCATCCAACGAGCGCAAATTTTCAACAACATCTCTAGCCCTGCGGAGCCTGTTTTCGCGAGCTGTACAAGGCTAGCAGTGCGCGCCCCAATACGTGTACGCAGAGCTTCACCAGATTCCTGAGAACCTTTTGTGTTGTTAACCATCTGACCTGCTTTTAGCTGAGCTTCTGCTTTGTCATTAGCTAATGCTAAACGCTCTTCAGACAATCCTTGTGATTCAACACCAACATATTTAACGTCACCCCCAAGGGCAACGTCCATAACAGCGCCAGCGCCTACGCGAGCAGGGGCCGCGCCGTCTTCTGTTCCCGCCCCAGATGCGCCGATGCGAACTAAAGTGTCTTGACCTTGCATGTACAAATGTTGACGATAGTCAGCATCGCTGATATACATGCTCAAGCACAAGTTAGCAAGACCTAACATTGGCGGTACATCGGGATCGATTAAGCAGTCGGAAGCGTTAATAGCTACGAACGGAATTTCTTCTAGCTCCGTACCCCGATACACGGGCGTGATAAGCTTACTTTCATCAAAGTCAGTAGTTTCAATAAACAACCCTTGCCGATAAACAGCAGTACCTTCTGGATCGTTTTCATTCAATTTACCTAAACTCAGAACACGATAACGAGTCTCTTTTGACCAATCAAACTCGTTAGGCTGACGAACCATTTTTGATTCGTCCAGAACTACCATATTTAAAGAATCTCGTTCAACCTGTTCTGTAGCGTCTGCTTTATCCCAATTTCGGATATTAGGAGCAAAATACACGCTAATGAAAGGTTTATTTTCAGGGCTCGGTGTAGAGTCCATATCTAGCAAAATACCGACCCGACCATTGCGAAGTTGCATCTCATTAATGAGAGATAACAAACCCATTAACGTTGCACCGTCGCGAGTTGCTTTTTCATTCAAATACTCCATTTCAGGAGGTAATTGAATTGTTGGCGGCTTACTCCACAAAAGACCATGGTTATTCCGGACAGCTTCAGAAAAGTCGTCCGGGAAGTTAGCGCGTAAAATATATTGTTTATAGCGCTGTGAACCAAGATCTTCCGGATTAGTTACCCCATCTAAAACCATAGACGGTAAATGCGGCAGATAAGTAGTTCCTTCTTCTTTAATCTTATCTTGCCCTTCAAATACGTCGTCTAACTTTTTCCAAGTCGACTCGTATTTTTGATAAAGCGGGTGAGTAGAGTCTAAGCCCATGATTAGGTACCTTTGGTCGCTTTGATGCCAGAGTAAACAGCCTGATCGAGAACCATGTAACGAACTTCATCGCCCATGTGATCTTCAGATTCTGTATCTACGTCGTCCTGATCTGCTTCGTCCCGAGGGAGGCTAGGAACCAGATCAATAAAATGCTTGCACGTACTAAAGACGAATATACCAGGATTTTCACGTGGTAAGCCAGGTTCAGGGATACTACCCGCGAAGAATTCCCTCATTTTCTTCCAACCCACTTTACGGGAACCTGAACTCTTATCTGAACGCTTCCACGAAACACCTTTGTGAATAACGCCGTTAATAGTGACTTGCTGCGACATTGTGGCTGCCGTTGAGTTACCGTTTTCCAAGTCCCATATGGAGTTATCTGCCGGGCCAGGTACAACTCTGTCACGAATGCCCATAATTAGTTCACGCTGTACAATTCCTCGGGCGATTTCCTTATCAAGCATACGCAAGCCTTCATTAGGCTTCCCGTTAGTTCCGTACCATTCATTAATACGGAAAAGATCGCCGCGAATTGTACTACGTGTAATACCACGAGAATCAACAAAATCCGTTCCGTCGCTTACAGCCCACCAACCAACAGAAAATGGTTTGGAGTTACCCCAGTCAAACGACCGAGTAATTTTCCAGCTTCTAGGAATCTCAAATGGTGCAATAATGTGGTGACGCGAAGACCACAAATCATCGAACATACCACCAGAAGTGATATCCCACGACCCGCCTAACCATGCTGCTCTTTTGTTAGGGTCTGTTTCTTCCATTAGTTTTGCAATATATTTAGGGTCAAGATTTCGGTTCTCACGATACGACCCGTAAATATGACATTGCGTTGTTGTGACCACAATATCCTGTTGAGTCTGCGGGTCGAATACTTGAATCTCTTTCTTGACAATCTCACCCATACGGGAGACGTCAATGAAACGCTTCTTGACCCAGTTATGCCCAACCCCAAAAGGGTTAGTAGTCGCGAATACCTCTAACGGAATACGAGGTAAATAATAAACCTTACCGTCCGCATCTTTCTGCGGGTGGTCAGCAGGAAGGAATGAGGATCGGTTACAGGACATCATCGCGTCAAAGACTAGTCCGTTTGGATATTTGGTTAATTCGTTCCAGCCAATGAAAGGATATTCATGACCGTGATACGACCAGTAATCTTCAGGCTTAGCTGCAACACGGAACAGAAGTTCTTCACCTGTGGGCCAAACCCACTTATAATCAGATTTTGAAGAAAGAAACTTCGCGCCGTCATTAAACTCAGGAAACCAGCGAAGGGATTTTGTCACCAAGTCGTCAAGGTTTTTATATTCACGGTCAAAGATGATACCTTTCCAGTATTTACCATAGCCTAAGCCCACACGCTGGCGAAAGCGCATGAGCTGGCTATCAGTTTTACCTGGTCCGCGAGTACCGTGATAGATGATAATATCCGCCGGGCAGGACAGCGCCAGGGTCTGTGACCCTCTATGTGGACGCCATACAACTTTTGGCGGATTAGTGGACATTGTTATCACCCTTCTCAATGGCACGCATAGTATCTTCGCGTAGATCTTCCTGTTGTTGAATTGCTAACTTTTCCCATTCGTCAGTATCAGCAATACCAGGAACGACCATAACACCAGTACCTTTTACGTCCGCTTTAATTTGCTTAGGAGGTTCCATGCCAAGGAGCTGGGCCAGCTTACCCAGGGCGCTAACACGGGCCGCTTGAGAGCTGCCGGGTCCATAATAATGAGCTTCTTTCTTCAGGGCATTAATAATATCGACTTTATCTTGTTCGATATCTTTTGCTCGTTGCTCAGGATTAGGATTAAGGCCAATCTCGCGGGCTAGCTCTTTTACACGCCAGATGCAATAAGGGTCTTTCGCAAAACGTTCAGCATTATCCGCAGCGAACTCCGGACGGAATCCGCACCGTAGGCAGGCTTTGGTCCAGCTATAGTCATAGAGATACTGGCGAACTACTTGCTCACGAATATTCATTTCGTCTTGAGTCAAGTCTCTCGCCCGTTCAATATATGCTGTCCAATCAGGATTAAAATTAGATGCGTCGCTCATACCGCCTCCATAGGTTTTTCTGAACTATACCGACGGTATGAGCGTAAAGCAAGAGATTAGTGAAGTAGGCAGCTCTAGACTACTTCGAAGAACTGCCTCCGGTCTTTGGGTTTTCAGGTTGATTAACCTCGCTTAATGTCTGCTCTGCATTACGTTGAAGCTGATTGATATTACGCTCAACACTAGGTGGTAAATCTACCCCTCTCAACTGCTGGCCTACATTAATGATTTGTTCACTCTGAGTTTTTGAATGCTCTAACGCCAACTCCTTCTTAGTGTATACTACGGCAGCAAGACCAACTGAAATCAGGAAAAAATTTAAGACCACGTACTGTATCAGTAAACGCGGTCTCTGAAAAAGGTCTTTAGTCTCCTGAATTAGGTGTTTCATTGCGTTTCTCCGGCTCGATACCAAACTTCTTGAAAGTCACAGACCGGATGATTAGGAATGTTGCCCTTGAACCTATCCAGGATGTTGCACCAATAATGGCACTCGACCAACCGAAGGATATGTTTTGCTCCATGCAAATCAAACCGGTTATGACTGCGAAAAATACGGCACTGAAACCTTCAAGCAAAACCCTCCACCAGACAAGTTTTTCATTCGCGTCGAGCGTTCGCATTGTGTAGCCCAGAGAACCGCCTAAAAATGCCAGGATGGTGAAGATGATTATCTTCCCCCAATCCCACTTCGGGTCAGGCGAAAAAAGCATTTGGTTATTCCTTATGCTAAATTAATTCCGGCCAAAATTTGGGCGTCAGTATACGGCTGCTGACCATTCTCGTGCGCGATAATTGCTTTCAGCAACTTTAACATAATAGCACTATCGAAAACGTCAATGGGACTGTTGGCCGCTACCCCAATATTTTTGGCAACACTTTGAATATAGGCTTCGGTGTTGTTCTCGTTAGGTGGCGCCCAGCGAGAGATGATTTCACGAACAGTATCGATCTTTGGCTTGCCAACGTTTGAGATACCGGGATATTGCGTATATCGACGTAAAATCCGAGTCAAGGCACGGATACCATACTCAGGAGTTCGAAACACGCAGAAGGATTTATCGTTGGCTTGATCTTTAGGAATTAAACCCTTCCACTGGTCATTTGACCAACGAATATTACCAGGGTTATTGTTTCGAATGCCGCGGGGGATGGTAGCCATAGCCCTACTCCTCTAATAAATGACAGAGTAAGGCTACATGCTTTTGATACTGTGGTCAATTATTGCTTTTTGGGCCCGTTGTGCCGCTTTTGAATCTCATTTGCAAGTGTTGAGAATGCAAACAAAAAACCAGCCAACGAACCTTGACCTTCCTCAGTAGCAGCATCAAGAAGCTTTGTTAAAGATTCTACATGCTGATCATAGAGTTCTTCAACTCCAGCTTTGGAAGCATGTTTTCGAATCTGACTATTTGGAGGTAGTTTGTTCAATTATTCGGTCCCTTAATGAGTCGTATTGTCGTTCGCAGGTTCGACCTGCTTCAAAAGCTCGGTCAGCGAATTCTGCATATTGGTTTGCTCGACGATTTGATTTGACGAGCATGTCGGCGAGCAGATCGACGGCTTTTGTGGTTGACGTGCTAGTGGTGACAGTTGCTCCGGCACGACTGGCGATGCTTCGTACTTTGTCGAGCGTTCGCTGCAAGCTGTCAGCAGCATCGCGAGCAGACTGAGCGTCACGATTTGCGACTTCAATATTTTGATGTGCTTCATACTCGATTTTACCTTTGTCAATATCTAACTTGTTTCGTAGCTGAGCGGCTTTGTTTTCATACTCGTCAACTACGGCCTGTTTACCGTCTTTAACACCAGCATTATACTTGGTTTCTAATGCTTCATTCCACTTATGCTGGACAAATAAATAAAGCAGAACTGTAACCACAATAAGCACCAGCCACGGCAGCAACTTAACTGCTAGCTGTTTCAAGCCATTCACTGATAAGAGATTTAGTGGCAACATCATTACCTTCTCCGAGTCCAAAGCAGTTGGTGTAATGAAACCAAGTCCGCTCGGATTTATCCCAAAACAAGACCATAGTTTCATCTGTAGCGCTGTCAATAATAGCGATCATAATACTTTCGTTATCAGTGACAAACATATTATGAGGTAATTCCCAATAGCCAGCGGGATTGAACTTAGCAAGTTCTTTAACCTCAGTAGGGAATATCGTCGTTAAATCTTTCATTCTCGTAGCCCTTAAAAACTTCAGCCCAAACCATCTTCTGACACTCGTTTCCTGCGTCCGTTCTGTACTCCATAGCAAGGCCAATGGCACGCTCTGCGCTAGCTCCTGCGTACATAGCACCATAGAGAAAATCCATGCAAGACCCGCTGGCAATGAATTGATTCTTTGGATGCTCAATCACGCAGTATCCGTCACCATAGACGTTATAGACGTTTTTCTTTGAGTCTACAGCAACACCATAAACATTAGAAACGTCATAATCATCAATTTGTTTGATGGTATTTGTTTCTAACTGCTTAAAGAGTAAAGAGCTGCCTCTTACAGTTCCGCAAAGAGCAACAATCATTTTACCGATAATAGGATGATCAACAATTTCCATTTTGATCGAGTATCCTTTATGACCTCCGTAGTTGTACATTGTATCGGCGGCCAATGTTTTACCATCAAAAGCAATTGCTGTCATATCAACCTCTGTCGGTAATTGTATAATCAACAATCCAGCTAAAAAGCAAGAAAGCGTTATTGACTTCATCAGCTTCCGTTTGATCAAATGTGTAATATTTGCGCTTACCGTACCCTTTTGCAGGGTCCAACACTACAGGGCCCGCAGTGTCGCGGTAATCTACTAAAATCTGGTGCAAGCTGCCAGGGATGTTAAGGCTAGCTACAGTTAGCAGATAAACAGCGCCCGGGTAAAGCGTTAGCACCGTGCCAGCCATTTCCCGGCGAAATATAAAAGCTTGTTCCGCTAAAATGTCGCCAACGTCCATTGACCTTTTTACATAATATTTTTCATGATAACGATCAATTACGGATTGTGCGTCTTCCCCCATCAGCATTGCAATACAGGTACAAACACAACCCATAGGAGTTGGCTGGGTTTGATGTACTAACTTATAATCAAACATTAGTAGAATCCTTTAATATTCTTTGAAGGTGGTAAACATAGCTAGCAGATACGCCAGTCTGTTCCGCGACGCGCCTAGGTTTCAATCCCTCGCTAAGCAGGTCAATAACCTTGCCACGAAGTTCACGATCCGGATAAGTAACAAGCCTACCAGTTTCTTGCCAGGCGGGGTTAGTATGATAAACCACCTCATACTGTTTCGCTTCAGTGGTATTCTTTAATCCCAGATAGGCTTCGTTTCTTGAGCTATTCCTGATTATACAGACGCAGCAATGGGCTTTAGTCCGCTTTCTCCGCAACTCTGCTGCTTGCCTGGCTTTTTCGATTTCGGTTAGCGGAAACTGGCAATAACCGCGACGCTTTTGGGTTGATTGCATCTTCGATCTCCGGGAGACTATGACCATAATAATAATGGTTAATCAGCTGAGTCAAACGCCGCCACTTCGCTTCGAGGAACTGACGATTCACTTTATTACGTTCTTTCTCGGTTTTGCAATGAGGCAGCTCTTCGAGAATATGGTAAACCTCATTATATGCACGGACACCTAACGCGAGGTATTTCACGTGATCCATAATGATTTTACGCTCCAGCATAACACGAATAGCAGTAAACCAGAAACCAGGCAATCCGAACGTTTTATACGAGTTCAAAAGCCCATGGTGGAATGACATACGCATTACATAGAGGGTACAACCTTCTTTATGTGGGGCATGAACATAAATACGCTTCCATTCAGGTACTTTGGTCTTACCAACTTCAGCAATAAGGCCTAAACGTTCCAGGCCAGCTTTTACATCTTCTAATTTAGAGACTTGTAAGTTGTTCATTGTACGCTCCACAGTTCTTTTAATGTATCGTAAACACGTTTAGAGTCGGAACGAAGCCAAGCTTCCAATACTGAGAAATCGCCAGTATCGGCATCGGCATACCCTTCAAAGAAAGCTTCTTTTATGCGTTGTAAGAGTACGGTATGTTCAGTTCTTGCATCAGACTCCCACTGCCGACGAACAACGGCCGCTTCTTGGCGATCGCGTTCTATCCAGCGACTATCAGAGCCGCCACATGTTTTACACTGGCAAATATAAGCTTCTTCGGTTTCATAATAACGGAATTCACCCTCGGTGATTTTCTTTCCGCAAGAACAGCAATTCATCAGACCTACAGTGCAACTATTTGCCTCAGCATATATCCAATATTTACGCTTACCCATTTTCAATCCTCCTGTTGACTGAAAACAGTATAGCAAAAAGGGCAGACTCACGTCTACCCTTTTATCTGTCATTCAAACGGAGAATCTGACCCTTGTTTAGCCTTCGGAGGAATATAAGGACGAAATTCGTGAGTATCAGGGATATTGAAGCGTTTTGGAATCGTTCCCTGGTGCCACATATTGTTGGTTTCCACATATTCGGATTCACTGATCTTGCGATAATAGAACTTACTACCACCGAAACCTAAGAACTGAGACTTTTCGCACGGTTTGTTACCGCCATCGACATAATGCGTACCTTTAACAATGATAGAGCGCGGAGTCGGGCCGTTCTTGAGGCCAATATGGTGCAACCAGAACCAGCAATGGAAACAACATTGATGTTTGATAAAGTCTTTACCATCACAACTGCGTTCGGGATCTTGTGGGTATCCGCAATGCTGGCAAGTAACAATGCGCCCAGCTTCTACAGCTTCAGCATATTCGCGCTCATACATCTCTTTATTGAGATTATAATTGCGAACGGCCAGCTCGTCGTCAGGATTGTCCTTGTGGGCTTCAATCCAGTCAGTTAATTTACTCATTTCTTCGCCTCTTTATGTTCTTCGAGCAGTTTAGCCATCAATTCAGGTAAAATTGATTTACCTCTTCGACGACAGACTTCAATAAATACGTTTTTGTGCAACCAAACACCAGACACACCGTTATCTGGTTGAAAATAAACCATTTCACCAGAGATATCGCCATGTTTGGCTGTACTAAAGAAGGCTTTCCTATTCATACCATCACCAGTGTGAAATTACGTGGAAAATTGCGTCACGCAGCGTAGGGAACCACGGGCTACCACCGCCGCAGAAATAGGAGTTGCGAGAGCCTTCTTCAATGCGACGGATATAAGACGGATGTTTACCTTCGCGCTCTACACAATACAGGCCGCCACCTAAGCGACGTACTTTATAACCAGGCTTATACATTTTGTTATTCATGGTTTTCACCTTTTATTTCTTGATATAAAGCGTTAAACGCATCAAAGATTTTATTGGCTTTTAAAATCTGAAACGTAAAACGATCAGCAGGCGTAACAACCTGACCCAAAGAAATCATAGCAGATAATTTGCTGTAATACTCGCAAAGTTTGATGATTTCTGACATCAAAAAGTAATCTAATAAATCAGCTCCGCGAGTCATTTCAAGCTTGATGGTTGCTTTTTCAAACTCCATTCCCGGAGTCCAACCAACCATGAGTTCTTCTGCCCGTAAGAACGCTATTTTTTCGGAATCTGTCATAGTTATCCTTCCTTTCTGACTATTTCACAGGCTTCGCCCCACATGCGATCGCCGTATTTGTCGCGGCAGCTACGGGAGAAATACCCGTCACCTACTAAGTAGTTAGTACCTTCGTTATACGGGTACTTGCCCAGCGCTTTCCGCGCATCGTCCAGGCACTTACTGCTAGGCTGGCGCTTAGTGTTATTTTGTTTCGGGAGCTCTTTCGGCTCATGGATTATATTGGCTTCGTCTGCAATTACATTAACCTTAGGCGCGTTCCAGGTCCACGGAACTTCAACGGAGTTCTTAAAACCTTGTTCTACAGACTCACGGATACCTCCTGCGAGAAGAACGATGTGCATTTGCTCACGAGGGTTAAGATTCTCAGTCTTAGAAAGCTCCATGAACCAGTCATAGGCTTTATCTAAGCCATCTTCTCTAACTTTTGTCATCAGCTGGTAAGCAGTGGCATTACAAAGTATCTTTCTCATTATTTTGCCTCCAAGATTCTCTGATAGAGCTCTTTATTCTCTACAGCTTTCTTAATGCTCTGAACAACCTCTTCAGGTAAGAACTCTAAAGGTATCTTTTCATTTTTCACACAATATTCGACAAAGCAGCGAATAGCTGCCGCTGGAAATACTTCTAAATTAGAACAAAGAAGCTTAAAGTTTTCATAATCTTCATCCTCTACTCGTGAAACAAAACCTTTCTTAGCCATTAGAGCCATCCTCCGAAATAGAATCTGTAGTGCGCTGCCAGGAATAAAGCAATCAGTGTAACCACAATACAGGTTAGCATTAGCTCACCCGTAAAGAAATTCTACGATCTTGCTAAAGGGATAAACTACGACACTGATTATCAGGTAAATCAAACCACCCATTAAACCAATAGCGCCCACTAAACCGAACCACGCCAATACCAGCTTAATAGCGGACAGGAATACTTTTACCTGTTTGGGCTGAGGAGGTGTTGCAAGGTTCTTAGCGGCATCGTAAAGATGTTTGATAAATACGCTAGAACCATTTCTGTCCATTATTGTCAAAACTATTACACCGTTAATACGATGTACCGAAATTTCGTAGTCATACTGACCTAACAGTTTTACGAAAGAATCATAGACGTGTTTCTCTTCCATAGGGAAACGATATTCAATTGCAACCACGTTAGACATTGTATTCTCCGGATGGGTTAGCTTTCTTTAGCTTGTATGGTGAGTATACAGGAGGAATATAGATCAGGCTAGATTTAGATTTAAAAATACCTATATACAGACTGAATTATTTTAAAGTGAAAAACAGGAACAGGGTCAGGTGTACGTCTGGCACCTATTACATAACATGACAGTTGATATTTTAGGACAAGGATACTATCAGGATAGGGAGGCCCCACCCGGTGATAATAAGCCAGATAATGATGGCGTCGGGTATAGTCACCTAAGGGAACAGTGAGGCTGCTTCTGTGTCACAACCTCACTATCTCTTCGCGTTACCGTTTCTTTTTGTTTTTATTTGCGAGCTCAGAGTTCTCTAGCGCCATTGTTACCCTTGCAACCATGAGCCCGATCGGTAGCGTGCATACTATCGCACCCGTAAGAGTGAGCAGACTAAATAGTAAGCTCATAGTTCCTCCGCTATGAATATGATGCTCTTTCCGTCAGGCATAGTACCGCTTGCAACTATATCCCACTTAATACCTGCCAACATCGTATCAGTGTCCAGGTTCATTTCTCGAATGCAAGCATTCGCTGCGAAACGGGCGTTCGCGCTATCGGTAAGATGCGGGTTATAGTCGGTGGTAACATGAGCCACATCAGACTTCGCAATGTAACGTTTACCTTTGGTAGCAGTTGCCGGAGCGAAGGTCACCTGGATAACTTTACCCATTATTTAGTCTCCTTCCATACCTTGGCATATTCCCATAACCCCAGCCAGCTCTGTTCCTGGTCCTCCGTATGCCACAGCTTATTGCGGTTGTGATATTCAGTGATCCACTTTACATCGCTATCACGGAGACTACCGAAGCCGATATAGTTAACAACGATATCATTCAACTTCGCAGTATCTTTAACATTGTCGCAGATTTTGCTTATATCTTTTTCTACTATCATTTGCTGATTGTTATGCTGCGCGATACGATTAACGCATAACGCAAAAGCGATACGGAATGAACTATCAGTCGGGAAATAAGTGCGATTCATATTATATTCCTTTTATTAGTGAGTAGACTTATTATTGCCCACCTTACGATGGGCAAGGTATAAATTTACTTCTTATCGTTAGCCCAACCGTTGTACGCGCGGCAGGCGTAATACTGGATGCCTGCTGTGGTTTTGTTAAAATCAGGGTACATACGGCAGAGCTCTTCATGAACTTCTTTCAGGCTCGGAACACGACCCGTTTGCTCGTTCATGCGTTCGGTAGTCTCCCATACCAGTAAAGTCTTGCCGCGGAGTGGGCGGCGCGCGCCGTTAACCACATTGCACCGGGTCTGCGCTTTCGGTTCTGCTTCATTCAGCTTTTCATGAATTTCCAGCTGGCGGCGCTGGCTGCGCTCTTTAGCATTTTCTTTCTTGCTTTCTTCCAGCTTGCTCGGCTTTTGTAATTTCTCCCGGCCCCAGGGTTCCATACCAGCATAGGCGTTACCTTCGCGGCCGATGAACTTACCGTTAGCCAGGGGCTCTTTCGCATCTTTGTGAGCCTGCTCAGATAGCGCCGCGTTTACCGCTTCCAGCGCCTTGCCGTCCGTAACGCTACCCGCAGGAACCCGCTGGGATAGTGCATCCGCATCCGCTTCGCTAATGAAGCCCAGGGCGAGGTTTAAGGAAGTGTTGTTTACAGTGAAACCTTCCGCCTGCGGCCATACGTGTTGCGCGGCGTCGTCGGTGGACAGCACTTTCCAGCCCTTGTTGGTCGCGGTCATGCGGATCGCGTTAACAGCCATAGCTTTGGTTTTGTAGATCTTAGTCAGTTCGTACATAGTATTCACCTTTTCTTAATTTTGTTATGAAGTGGGAGTCGCTTTCTCCCGATGTAATTAGTTAGCGAATGATAACCGAGCTGCCAGAGCCGTCCGGCGTAGCGTCCATGAACTCATAAGCTGGTGCTCCGTCCACGTCGCCGACAATTTTATAGTCTCTACCTGCTTCTTCGCTTATGCGAGCGATATGCTCGCGAATAGCGCGGATGTGGTTCAAATCAACGTTTAGCGAATAATCCCAATTAAAATACGTTGTTCTTTTCCAGCTTTTAACTTGAACGCGAGTACCTTTTGTGTTAGTTGCTGCGATTACTTTACTAACGATTAAAAATGCCATTTTGTTTACTCCGTTTGTTTGTGATGTAAGTAGTATCTGATAAACTACGATGCTTGGTGTGGCCTTTTGTGCTATTCTGATAAATAAATAACCGATCGGTTCCAGAAACATGTCGACGCGGGCGCGGAAAACATGTCGACGCGGGCGCGGATATGTGCGAGCGCTTCGTCGTAAGTTAAGAACTCATCGGTGTTTTCGTAGTCGCGTTCGGCCTGTTTCTGATCTACGAATTCGTGAACTGTGAAATTATATCCTTTTGAAGGACAGATATTCAAAGTTACAATATAGCCCAGACCAACATCTTTATGATCGAAGCAAACGGTGTCGATTTCATTAGCTTCAGCGGACCAGGTTTCTGGCAGCTTAATGTTCAGATGTTCCAGAACTTCGTTAGCGCTTAAATTTACACTTTGCATCTTGTTTACTCCGGTTCGTTGTCGTTGAAGTAATAATAGCCAGGCCGCATGATGTTGGTGTGGCCAAACGTGCTATTTATGAAGTGTTTTCAATCGCTATCAGTTTATAAAGCAACTGCGCGCGTTTAGCATAGATTGCAACAAAAGTCAGTGGCAGGAAGTGCTATCAGTTAGTTGCCATGGTGAACTATTAACCGATCATAGTATAATGCTTGCAACGAATATACAGCGCCGACAGACTGGCTAACTATTCGCAAGCTCTTTAATAACCAACTGATTGTTAGCAGACGACTGATATACCAGTAGCTGGCTAATAATATCCTGACGCTCCTCATGATGAGCCACCTATCGTTAGCCAACTCATCTATTGAAGCGGATAGATCTGCTTCTGCCAACAAAAAGCCCCGCGATTCTTACTATACGCCAGGCTTCTACAAAATTTGAAATTGACAGGAACATTTCCAGGCCCGTCCTGGGCCAGTATTTCCTACGCCATCCCGCCTTTCAGCGCCAGCAGAGACACCAGTTCGCCGTCGCTCTCGCGCACCTGGTAGCGAGCGGTAAGCTGTCCGCCTGTAGAACCGATAGCCCACTTCCAGTCGCGGCTGCCATCTTCGAGTTGATCGAGCCATTTCTTCATGGTTACTTCAATCGGCTCGCCATAAGTGCCTTCAGCCGACGGCAAGTAGAGCTCGATCTGACGATACAAAGGTTTACCCTTCTCGTCGAAGTCGTATTGCACGAAAAATTTGCCGCCAGCCGACAGATATTGTTCGCTCATACCTTCAATTTTCATTCTATAGCACTCCTATTCTGATTTTTCAGCTTTCTGCTGTTATGTGAAGTCGATTTCTGTAACCACATTACGTCAACGCGCTTATCTATCGCCCTTAGGACCTCGAATCTTCAGCGGCTTTGGCAATATAAGTATTCTAGCGCAGAAACGAACTCAAAACAAGTCATAAATAAGAAACGAAAATCAAAATCTGAAAATCTAAAATCCAAATTTGTCAAATTGAAATATTGCTGGTCAGGTATATGCTGGTCAGGTAGTTGAGTGACCACTTTCTTACCGCATTATTCGTCTCTAGAAAGAAGAAAATTCTACTAGATTTGTACTTTAATGAACTTTATAGCCCAGAAAGCAGAGAAAACCCAGTAAATACGTATATTCATCTATATATTACTTACTACTTTACTACTTTTTTACTGAATTCAAAAAAACTCTCCTTGAAAATTATTTTTAATTAAGGTGAATTTTCCAGGGTACTTATAGCAAAAGCAGAAAGTACGAAAGCACGCTTATCCTTAATAATTTTTCACAAGTTGTTCCTTTGCTAGTGCCACAAGGGATTAAAGCATAATTTAATAATTTTTCAGTAAATCTCATTTAACTTAAAATAATTTCGCTTTCTTTAAAAATAATTCCTCTACCCTCCTTAATAATTTTTCAGTAGCAATTTCCTTAATAATTTTTAAGTAAAGTAACTATCGAATTTAAAATTCTTAAATAACTCTTGTGATCTCTATTGACTTCAACTTACAATATGGCTAACGCATATAAGAGGAAGCGACAATGTTTTTCACGCATCTACCTGAAATGCCGGAAGGAATGAATCCGGAGCAAATAACGCAAGCAAACGAATGGCTTCAATCCAATGTGGATAGCGAAATGTGGACAAGCGCGGAAGTCTGCAAACACTTTAAATTTTCAGGCGCCCGCCTTAATCAGTTGAACAAAGAGCACGTGATTCCAGGTCATATCAAGTTTGGTGCTACGCACGTTTATCTGATGCGCTTTGCTGGCCCGTGGTTTGCCGCGTATAAAAAGCGCGCTGACGTGCGTAAAGTAAAAGTCGAAGCACCGAATAAAAAATCCGGTCGCCCTAAAAAGGTCAAAGGTGAGTACGAATATACGCTGTGGGGTAGTGTCTATAAGACCTCTAACGAGCCTCGTGAAGAGATGTTAAACTGGAAAGGATATATTGCCGCTCAGTACCCGCAATTCTATGATGGCGGGGATTTTAAGAAAGTGATCGGCGAATTGATTAAGGACCAACCTCCGGAACTCAAGAACGCATTAAAGGAGATTGATCATGTGTTCCGCAAAATCATAGCAGAGCGTGCTAAATGATAGACATGGGATCGGAGTTAAAACAAGTACGCGAGCAAATATGGAAGATTAGATATTACATTGGGCTGGATAAGTTCGTTACCGCGAAAGCGCTTATCCTGTTTCCTTCAAGCGCGTGTGATACCATAGCGCGTTTCAGCAATCACTTGCCGTTGGCTCAGTTAAAAGAGTTGAACGAGCTCTCCCACCAGTGCATAGACATATTGAGGTATTTAGATGAGCAGTGATCCGATTCAGCAAGGCTATATGGCCTACATTAACGGCGAGTGTGAAGATTCAAATCCCTACAATGTTAATCTCGACAGCGACCGGTACTTTGACTGGCTGGACGGCTACGCCGACGCGCGAGCTGATACCGCCCGGCGTGTGAAGCGCTCTCTGAAGATTGAAGAGCTTAAATTAAAGGCACGAAACAGGCTTATAAATATTCTGATCTCTATGGTATTTGTTGCAGCCTGCTTTATAATAGGTACATTGCTTAGATACTTAATAGGGTAGATGTTATGGAACGTATAATGTGCGTTGTCAAAAATCGGAAAACTGGTAAATACCTCCGCGTCGTTACTCGCGTCAAAAATGGTAAAACTGTACATGACGCTTCTTGGGTTGACGATATCACTTATGCTAACCGGACACCAGGTATTAAAGCGGCTGAAATTATGTTTATGTGTGTTGCTAAAGACCTGAAAGAAGACACCTGCGAAATTGTAGAAGTTGTCGTATCCGTGAGAGAAAGGTAACCACATTATGCTGAACTTTCATTTAGATCTCCAATCACCTCTTTTTACGAATCTCCAGAAATTTGATAATATTTTTGTGGATTGTCGTCTAAAAAGAATACCGTTCATGAAAGCGAAGGAAATTGTCCGTTCTGAATTTTCACACCTTACGGATGATCAGTTTTTTGAGATTCATTATGAATGGCAAGAGCTCTTAACTGCCCGGAATTGTAAACCGCGCCATCCTTACTGGGATATAACTGAATCTGGTAGCAATAAAGTCCGGGATATGCTAATCGCCCGTTCAGAGTCGGACTTCGCCAAGAACCCATATTTCATCCAGTTCATGGGCCGCGGTATGCGCAAGGGTAAAGAATGAATAAGAAAAAGAAAATACCTTGGGTTGACGAATCTAATATGACTCCGGCCCAAGTAGAAGAGTCGCGCTGGCAGCGCTTTCAGCAGGAGAAAGCCAAGAAACGTATGAAGCATGACCGCGGACTGCCTGCAAATTGCCAAGGTTGTTCTGTTGGTATGCGTTGGACGCCTGTTGAAGTTTATAACCTTGTTAGCTTTGTTATAAGCGAAACAAAAGGCAAACGTAATACTCAGCTCATGATGGTAGACCTTTGTATGAAGTTTAACAGAACTTCCAGTGGTATTTTAGGTAAGCTTCGGGAAGTCGGTATGCTGCGCTTCACAGAGTTTACCTATAAACCTTGCCCGGGCATTGGTATTAGAAAGCTTATTAATCTTTCCATGAAGATGGATGATGTAGTAACTTTGCTAATCAAAAATGGTTGGAAGCGGACTCGCGGGGGAACTTTACTATGCCCTGAGTGGTGGTTGCACGTCAAAATTAGTAGCAGGGGAATGAATGATGGTAAAGATATATGCTGGGATTGGTAGCCGCAAAACGCCCTCTGAAGTATGTGCTGTATTTGCTAGCTTAGCCGGGCGCTTAGGGCAAGCTGGTTGGACGTTGCGGAGCGGACGCGCACAAGGTGCCGATAGCGCTTTTGAGTATGGTGCGAGAGCTGTCCAAGGTTCTTGCGAAATCTTCCTGCCTAACAAGCATAACTATATGAGCATGGAACAGATTACACAGGAGAATCCTGAACCTTGGAAACAAACCAGCTACTTAGACGAAGTGACTGGTTCTGTTCTAGGTTGTAAGATAATTGCGCGTCTGTTACACCCTAACGGAAAGAACTTATCACCACATGCACTTGAACTTCATGCGCGTAACACTTACCAAATCATAGGCCAGGATTTAAACACACCTGTTCAATTTGTTATTTGCTGGACAGAGGGCGGTCGTGGTGAAGGTGGTACTGGTCAGGCTTTACGTCTTGCCAAGATGCTTAATATCCCTATACTAGATTTTGGTGTCTATGATACCCAAGAAGGTTGGTATCATATGGCTGACTATATTTGTTCAATGTACGGAGCAAAATAATGGAACGTGAAGAACGCTATGTGGTTTTGAAGATCAAAGATATCGAACACTTTCTCAGCACCTCTCAGAAAGATGATTTACATGATATCCGCGGAACTATTGACGCATACCGCCGCATGACTAAGAAAGGCGAATTGAAAGCGGTTGTAGTAGAGTCCGACTGGCCGGAATACGAGCGCGTCTGGAAGATGATTGAAGCTCGTGTTGATGGGCACATTGAAGAAGATATCATGACACTTCGCCGTAAAGCTGAACTCTTCGATATGATTCGTAATCTTATGGGTTATATTGAAAACGGCACTGATACGAGCGTTACCCTTTTTCAGGATGATACTACGCGGGGTTTTACCGTCGCTATTGGGCGCAGTCACCAGCGTAAGGGCGAATCTGCTCCAAGCCTTGAAGCTGCTATTCGTAAAATGTACGATAAATACGGAGATAAAGAATAATGTCATTCTTTCCAGTTCAAACTTCAGTTGTAAGCGTTGTATACGAAAAAGATGCGTTAGGTGAAGCCTATACTTTCAAATTCGCGACGCCAGGTGTACCTGATCTCGTTCTCCGTCCTGCAATGCTGCGGGGCGACAGCGGCTGGGATACTAGCCCTTACTTCGACAAGGCTGTTGGTATTGCTCAGAGCAAGAACGCTAAAGATGCCGTAGCAAAAGCAGTCACTACTGCTGCGGATGCTGTCCAAGCAGCATACAATATTAAACTTTCAGGGCAACCTTTGATGAAAGAGGAATTCAATTCCCTTATTCAAGATTGCCAGAGAGAAGTGAGGCAGCAACTACGCGAACAAAAGTCACGCGATCATTACATGCTAGTTCAAGAAATTTCTGATCGCCAGGGTAACTACAGGCATCGGGTTTTCGTAACGCTCAATAAAAACCAGAGAATGGATCAAAAGCTGATCGAAAAACACGAAGATATAACGTGTCAAAAACTCAACCTATGGAAAGGTAGAGCCACAACCGTAGGTGTTTACAAGTTGTAATGATTCGTTATTGGGCGCTAATATAGGCGCCCTAACTACGTCCAAGGACAGCCGCCCGATGAAACAATTCCAAACAGAGTTCGACGGTTATCTTTTCCCGCAAGAGATAAAAGCTATCCCTCAGTGGGTAGTTTGTTATGCGGATAAGATACCCATGTACTCACCTGGCTATCAGCAGCCACTTGAAAAAGCTTCCCCCACAGACCCGAAAACTTGGATGTCATATGCCACAGCAGAACACCTCTGCGAAATGAATGAAGGTCTGTTACCAGGTTTCGTTCTAACCCCTGACGACCCTTTCACTGTAATTGATATGGACGTTAAGGAAGACACACCACCTGAACACTCTCAATGGTTCTGGCAGATTGCCCAGGGTGCATTGTCCTATGTTGAATCTTCCGCTTCCGGGAAGGGCCTACATGTATGGGTTTACGGTAACCACGGTGAAGGTCGTCGCTCCTCTGACTATGGTATTGAACGCTATAGCCAGGAGCGATTCATTATCTGTACGGGCAATGTGGTTATAAACGCGCCCATTTCTAACGGAAACGGGGTCTGCGAATACCTTGCTCAGTTTCTTGACGAAAAAGCTAAGATTATCGTCAAGGTTGAAGACCAGCCACAAGTTCGCTCAGATGAAGATGTCATTAACGATATTCTCAGCTGGGAAAACTCTGATCTGTTTGAGGTTCTTTATTACTCACCAATCGCCCGACTTATTCCTACACAATATCCGTCAGGGTCAGAAGCAGATGCGGCGCTTATTAACTTTCTGGTGAAAGCATCCCCAAACAATGCTCAGGTTATGCGCATCTTCCGGAAAACTCCACTGGCTAACCGTGGACCTAAGCCCGGGCAGAAAGATAAGATCATGGCTGATGATAAATATCTTAGCCGTACGATCAACAATATGCGTTCTTACCTGCAAGTAGAAATTCAGCGCAAGCAAGCAGAAACAGAAGCTCTCATCGCTATGTCTCGTAATAACGTACAGGCATGGCTGGCGAACACTGAAAAAGCCAATGCTCAGAAAGCTGAAATTAAGCAATCGTTAGCGGCTAAAGATGCAGAGTTTGAAGTAGAGAAGGTCGAATATGGCTTCCCGCCAGGGCCTATTGGTGAAATTGCTAAATGGATTTACAACACTTCAACGCTACCTGTTCCGGTTATCTCTATAACCACAGCACTCGCATTCGCCTCTGCTCTTACAGCTAAAGGATGGCGATATCGTGATAAGCATCTGAACGCTTACTATATTATCGCAGCGCGTTCAGGAACGGGTAAGAACGCCATGCACTTGGGTATCGGGCGCATTGTTAAGAAGATGGTCGAACGTGGGGTGGAGATGAACTCTTTATTTTCATCCGCTGATATGCGTTCCACTATTGCGTGGCGTAAAAAGCTGTTAGAACAGATCAATTTATGTACGATAATGCCTGAGATTGGCGGTTTGCTGGAAGATCTTAATAACACCGCTAACCCCGCTGCGATGGAGAAGAAAAACTTTCTCCTTAACGCCTACTCAGCATCACACGAAGGGATGTTGAGCGGCGGTGCGGAGTATTCCAATAAGGAGAATAACATTGAATCTAATTCGACTGAAGTTACATTAACAGTCATTGGTGAAACAACCTTAGATTCTCTGTTTAAGAACCTTACAGGTAAGCTGGCCGCTGATGGTTTTATGTCTCGTTTTAACTATGGTGTTTATGAGGGCTATACAACCAGTCGAAATCTGAATACTCGTTTAGATTTACCTGAATCATTAATAAGCTTGATTCATTATATCTTTGCGCAGCAAGCGGATTATCAAACTAACGGGCATTCTGTTGAAGTTCAAGAGACTCAAGAAGCCCGCGACAGGCTTTATGAAATCCAGATGTTCTTGGAAGGCAAGCTGGGCAATGAAGCCAAAATGAATGATGAAACTTTGCGTCAGATCTATAACCGTATTCAGGAAAAGACTGAGCGCATGGCCGGAACGTTCGCAGTATTTGAAAGACCTGATCAGCCTATTGTTGAAAAGCATCATGTTGAATGGTCTTATGCTTATATAATGTCTTCTGTTAAGATGATGCTCGATCGCTATAAAAGCGGGGAAATTGGTGAAGTTAATGAATCTAAAATCCGTCGTACTGTTGCAAATGCTATACTTCGCTACTGTACCAGCGACCTTTCAGACATTAAGAACGAAATACGCTATATACCCCACCAGAAGCTAAATATATTCTTACGCGGACCCATACTTGCACGATGCCAAGGTCAGCTTTCTCGTGTGGAGCAAACAAGGCGTAACTCCGGACCTGCTGAGATACTTCGTCGCACGCTGGTAGATTTTGTTCAGGAAGGTTTAATTGAAGTAATTACAGACGGCGAAAAGTCCGCTCTAGCCACTCCTGCAAGCGCCGACATTACGCCTATTAATATCAGTAAAAATACTCATGCCTGGCGCGTACTTGATATGGATCAGCTCGAGCGTATTTGTAAGGAATAACTATGAAATTACGTGGAGATATTTAGAATGGTTAATATCCGCGCTAAAGGTCAACGTGGCGAAAGGGATATTGTAAATTGGTGCAACGATATCTATGCTGAAGTTCACGAGACTTTAGGTATTCCTTTACCGCCAAAGCCTATCGCCCAACGACGCCAGAATCAGTCTGCTGTAGGTGGTATGGATATCGATAATACATGCGGTTATGCGTTTGAAATCAAAAATCAGGAAAACTTAAATCTGAATACTTGGTGGAAACAATGCGTAACTTCAGCGGCAGAAACCAGGAAGCGCCCTGTTCTGATATATAAGGACAAGCGCAAGTGGTCTGTAATGCTTGAGCTCAATCCCTGGGTGCATAACCCTGAAGAGTTTGAGTATTACCACAACAAGGCGCCGATTCGTGCTATTATTACGCTCGACGACTTTAAAGATATATTCCGCGCTCATGCGACGGACTTTATTATCACAACCGGAGGCTACACTTAATGAAAGATTTAATTACTAACCAGTTGGCTGAAGCGATTTATAAATACAATGTTAAAGCTGGCTGGTGGGATGAACCTGTTCGTCCTGACGGCACTACCCTGGCTTTGATCCATTCCGAAGTAACCGAAGCATATATTGGCTTTGTACACGATATTCCGGATCATCATTTGCCGCAGTATCAAAACGTAGTAGTAGAGTTAGCAGATGCTGCTATTCGCATCTATGATCTGTTTGGGCATAAAGGCTGGAATATTGAAAAAGCTGTTGACGCTGTTCTGCGTTTAGGTGCTGACGATCGCCCTACTCCGGAATATACTCACGTCAATTTCCATAAGTATTTCCTGGACATTCACGTTCACATTTCTAACGCCTTAGAAGGTGTGCGCAAGAACCAGGTTATGCAAATCGGTGAAGCTACCGAAGACGTCCTCGACATTGCTGCATTTGAGTTAGCCATCGCAATGCTTATGATCTACCATGCAGAATGTTGGGGTTGGGATATTCCAAATGCTATTGGCGACAAACGCGCCTACAATGCCAATCGTGCAGACCATAAGCGTGAAAACCGCGCTAAAGATGATGGTAAGAAGTTTTAAAATCTGATTTGAGTCTTGCCTACGTTGTTAGTTATTATATACTAATGGTGTAGGCAATAACTTAGATAGGAGATAGAAATGACCCCTAAATTTGACTTCAATGCCGATGATGCCGAAAAAGCCACTAATGAAGATATCATGGAGTGGATCGGTGCTAAGAAAGATCTGGCTCGAGCGAAGGCAAAAGAAGCATTACTTCGCCAGAAGATTATTAAAACCTTTTTCGCAGCACCTAAAGAAGGTACGAACAATTTCGACCTGGGCAACAATTATGGTCTGAAATTTGTCCATAAACTACAACGCGATGTTGACGATGCTATGTTGACTAACCTTCTTCCATCTTTGCGTGAGAAAGGTATTGACGTTGACCAATTAATTGAACGCAAACCTTCTCTCAAAATCAAAAACTGGCGCGAGCTGGACGAAGAACAGCATAAGATTTTCGATCAGTGCGTAACCACAAAACCTGCGAGCGGTACTCTCGAATTTATTAAGCCGAAAGGCGTTGAATAACTGAAACAGAGGGCTTCGGCCCTCTTTTGGAAAAATAATGAAGAAAAATAATAATACAGTTACCATCATTGCAGATGCCTCTTTCTGTTCTGAATCTAAAGCAGCTGGATACGGTGTATGGATAGCAACCGATAATAATGGTCGCCACGGTTTTGAAGGTACTTTAGACAAGCCTTTTGATAATAACGTCGCAGAAGCAATGGCAATTGCAAACTCTTTATGGCACGGGTTCTCTACCGGAATGCTTGTTAAGAGTGATATTATTCTTATTCAGTCCGATAGCCTGACTGCAATTCGAGTATTAAGCAAAAAACAAGAGCCCTATTGTGAGCAGCTTAAAAGCGTTTTGAAGTACGTCCTGGGGCTCGTAGATCGCTTTGGTATTGTGTTGCGGTACAAACATGTACCAGGGCATACTATTGGCGATAATAACCGCACAAAGGCTCAGAACCATTGCGACGCTGCTGCTAAGCGCCAGATGCAAATACAAAGAGCGGCAATGCGGGGAGAAATATGCGTACCTGTCCAGGGACGTAAGAAAAAACCTCAATCATCCAATTATTTACGTTCTCGCCGGAGATTTACAAATGGCTAAACAATTCCGCGCCTACCGTGCGGTTAATACTGATCTTTCGATGGTGCGTTATCCGACCTGGATTATGCCTAAGATTGACGGTGTTCGTGGGCTTAATCCTTTTGGTACTTTGCTGACTAGAACTTTATCTTTAATGCCTAATGTTTTCACTCGTGAGAACTTTAGCAAGCCTCTTTATCAGGGGTACGATATGGAACTGGCGGCAGGCTTAGAAACTGATGACGATCTTTGTCGTAAAACAGTTTCCGCTGTAATGTCGCAAGACGGCGAACCTATGGTAATTGGACACGTTTTTGATCTTTGTGATCCGTCGGTTCAACATCTTCCTTATCGCGAACGTTATGCAATGCTCAAAAACTGGATTGAGTTTCAGCATAGCATAGGACAACTAGAAGATCTTCAGGTTGTTCCTTACGTTGAAGTTAATAATGAAGAGGAGTTATTGGCGCAAGAAGCAATCTGGTTAGACATGGGTTATGAGGGATTGATTCAACGTGACCCAGATGCAAAATATAAATGGGGTAAGTGTACACCTAAGCAGTGTAACTATACTCGACGTAAACCGTATGAAGATACGGAAGGTTATCTCATGGATGTATTTGAAGCTGAGGAGAATTTAAATGAGGCTTTTACCGATGCCCAGGGTCTCACAAAGAGAAGTACACACCAAGCCAATAAAGTTGGCAAAGGTATGTCTGGCGCTCTTATGGTTAAGCGTCTTGATACTGGCGATATGGCGCGTATTGGACCTGGTAAAATGACCCATGCGGAGCGTATTGAGCTCTGGGAGAAATGGCAGTCTGGTGAAATACAGCCAGGCGAAAAAATAATTAAGTTCCGTCATTTCCCTATCGGTGTAAAAGAGAAGCCTCGTCAAGCACGTTATTTATCTTGGCGTGATATTAATGATATCCTACCACCGGAGGCGGACGACGATGAATAAAGAGCAAGCGACATCTTTATGGGCTCAAGTACAAGAGAACCAGCGAAAATTGAGATCCTGTACTGGTCATAAATTTGGCGATGTTTTGGGTTCAACCACTATACCTCCAAATCCAGGTTTCGAATGCAAGATGTGCGGTGGGTATATGAAAGCTCACGATATCTATATTTATGCGTTGGGTTATAAAGCTGGCGGAGGGAATCCTGACGATGTTGCCCGTTTCGTAGACGGAGAATCTTTAAATGATTACAATTGATATTTTCTGGTATTCTTTTTATTGCTAGGCGCAAAAAGCATCTAATATCACTTGGCTCAAATAGTCAACCGCAGTATAATATATCTAAGGCCTCGTTGTGAGGTCATTATAGGAGATACAGAGATGAAAAGAGTAACAGCAAACCTGATAGAGTCTGTAGCCTTTCTGGGCTGTTCTTACGTAAGTAGTGTAAACGCAGCCACTGTACCCGACTGCGATACGATCGCTGCGGAGAACTTTGACAAATATTACGGCAAAGGGTACGCCAGTATCCGAGACTATATTATTGAGCAAGATGTAGAAGTGTGTACCATGGGCGCTTCCCTCAAAAAGGATGGGGCCACCAGAGAAGAAGTCGAAAAGATGTTAGGCGAAGTCCGTGACAAGAGCATTGAGGTAGCGGTTACTGAGCGTAAGAAACGCGAAATCATCGAGACGGTGGATCGGAAAAGAGAAGTGTTCCTGGCCGGTTATGATGGTTATAGTAAGTGAATATCGGGCGGGGAATTTTTAAATGGGTAAAGAACGGATGGCGCTGGAAGTTATCAATAACTCAGCGTACAATGAATTTCCGGATATTATTACAACCATACAGCTTTCAATGTGGTTCGCTAAGAACGAGCTTCGACCTGTTCCGGAAGCGATGAGGCATACTGCTCGCGAGTGTTTAAAGCGTGCGGTAAATCCTCATTTGCGTAGAACTTTGTTGGATATGTCAAGCTCTGTCGACCCTACCTTGGAAATGGCCAATCTATATATTTGCCAGCTTAAAATGCGTGACGAGCTGGCTGAAGAATTAAAGGGTAAGGTGATACGCCAACGAGATTTAAATCATCTTCGTAAGCTGTAAGCCAGATATTGTGGTTACATTAAAGAGAAGCGTCCATATAAACAGGTTGCAGATCTAAAATATAATCGCTTAAACTAACCACCCCAAGACAAAAGGTAGCGTTATGGCTATTCAAGTGGTTTATTCGAGTCAGATTGTCGCAGACTCGGGCGTTAAAATGATTAATTACGCTGAAGCGGGTATGGGTAAGACGGCTCTTATGGCCACATTACCGCGACCTGTCATTATTTCAGCGGAGGGCGGTTTATTGTCCTTGCAAAAGGAAAACTTAGATCGTATCTTCGGGCCGACCGGTTTACCTTATTCCACTGACTTCATGACTATTGTTGTCAAAACTGTTGCAGAGCTTGAAGAAGCTTATGCGTGGTGTATTCATCCGGATACTCAAGCTCATTTTGATTCGATTGGTATTGACTCTTTATCTGAGCTAGGTGAAATTGCACTTGCCGAATATAAGCCGAAACATAAAGACCCTCGTAAAGCTTATGGCGATATGCAAGACAAGATCCTGGAAATGGTCAAGAAGTTCCGTGATATTCCTGGTAAGCATGTTTATATGTCTGCTAAGCTCGGAAAGGAAAAGGACGAAGTTACAGGCCAATTCCTTTGGGGACCTAAAATGCCAGGTCAACAGTTAGGTCCCGCACTTCCTTATCTGTTTGATGAAGTATTTCGATATCAGGTTATGCCTGGTGCCGATGGTAGTAAGCAACGAGTTTTACAAACTCAACCAGGATTAAACGATAGTGCAAAAGATCGGTCAGGAGCACTCGCTGAGTTCGAGTTTCCTCACCTGGGTTATATCATTAACAAGATCAAATCAAAAGGTAATCAATAATGGCTCAATTCCAATTTGATGCTAGCCAACACGCTGGCGCCGCGATGAACTTCGAAGCACTGCCTAAAGGTTGGTATCAGGCGGTAATCATCGAATCGAAATCGCGTACTACTAGCTCCGGCGGTCAATCTCTCGATTTCGTTGCTGAAATCACCGCACCGGCTTTTGCGAAAGGTCGTAAAGTATTCCTCGACTATAACGTCGTCAACTCAAGTGAAGACGCTGTTCGTATTGGCCATGAGCAGTTGGCAGCTCTTTCTATGGCATGTCAACATCCTCGTTGGTCTCAAACTGAAGAGCTTCACAATAAGCCCTTCCATATCAAACTGAAAATTGATAAGGCGCCGGAAGGCTCCGATTTCGAAGATCGTAACAAAGCCAACGGCTACGACATGATTACCGTTAATCGCGCTCTGGCGGTTCAACCTGGTTCGCGTCCTGCTGGTGCTGCTCCTGCGTCTGCTCCGTTCCCTGGTGCTGCTCCTGCGTCTGCTCCGTTCCCTGGTGCTGCTCCTGCTGTCCCGGCCCAACCTGCTGCCGTACCTGCTGCCCCGGCCGCAGCTCAACCAGCGCCCGCGGCTCCTGCTCAACCTTGGCAGAACAGCCCGCAACCGTGGGAACAACCACAAGCAGCTCAACCTGCTCCTGTTACCCCGGCGCCAGCACCGCAACCTGCTCCGGCACCTGCTCAGCCAGTAAAATCCCCTGAGCAAATTGCATGGGAACAGCAGCAAGCAGCAGCCTCCCAGCAGCTTGCTCCGGCCCCGGTTCAACAGCCTGTACCTGAACAACCTGCTCCGGTACAGCAGCCAGCAGCAACGCCGCCGTGGGCAACGCAAACCGCGCAACCCGCGCCGCAGCAAGCGCCAGCAGCCCAAGCAGCACCTGCTGCCGCTGAGCCTCCGCACCCGGCTCAGGCACAACTTCCGCCGTGGCAGCAGCCGCAAGCCTAATCACTCTCCAGTAATTAATAGCGCCTCCGGGCGCTATTTTTATCTAAGGATAATGAGATGCCAATTTATTTAGCAGAAAAGACTAAAAACTTAATCGACCAAAAAATAGAAGAAGACCAAGGTTCGAAATATCGAGAGTGGTTGGGTAAAGTAATACCAACAATTAGCGACGCCTTTGACCCGCGAAACGGCAGACGATCTCATTTAGGGGTATCCACGATCGGCGACCCTTGCGCCCGTAAATTGTTCTTTCAGTTTCGTTGGGTAGCAAGACCTAAACACCATGGTCGTATTATTCGCTTGTTTAACCGCGGGCACATGGAGGAAGGTCGTTTCATTGCTATGCTGTTAACTGCGGGATTTAAAGTCTGGCAGCAAGATGCAGAAGGTAATCAATTTCGTATTAGCGAACTAGGCGGTCATTTTGGCTCTGCTATTGATGGCATTGTTGTTGGTTGTCCCGATATGCCCGATCCAAATCAAGCTATATTGACTGAAATGAAGACCCACGGCGATAAAAGCTTTAAGAAACTTTTAAAGGATGGTATGAAAGTTTCTAAGCCAATGCACTATGCACAGGTCCAGGTATATATGCGAAAGATGGGTTTAGCGGCTTGTTTATACATCGCAGTAAATAAAAACGACGATGAAATATATTGCGAATTAATCCCTCTCGATGCCGCTGTAGCAGACCAATTCATTGACCGTGGATGTAAGGTTGTAATGGCTGAGGAACCTCCTGTAGGATTAAGTACGAAAGGTGCTAGCTGGTTTGAATGTAAGATGTGTGATTTCTCCGATAACTGCTACAGAAATGAGCCACCTTTAGTTAGCTGTAGAACTTGTTCTTATTCCAGGGTTGTTGAAGATGGTACTTGGAAATGTATTAACCCTGTAGTAAACAGAACAATAACAACAGATGAACAAATAGCCGCATGTTCTCATTACGAAATGGCCAATTATTACGGTAGATAAAATGTTCAAACTTCGTGACTATCAAAATGAAGCGGTTTACAGTGTATTTCGTTACTTCGACAAGCATAAGGCCGCTTCTGGTGACCCTGTGATTGTATTGCCTACGGGTACAGGTAAAAGTCTGGTTATTGCGGAGTTCTTTCGTTTGCTTCTGACCTGGTTCCCGGGCCAGAAAGCTATGCTACTCACACACGTGAAAGAGCTTATCGCTCAGAACTATGACAAAATGATAAAGCTGTGGCCCGAAGCCCCGGCTGGTATCTATTCCGCTGGATTAAAGAAAAAATCAATACACGATCAAATCATATTTGCGGGTATCCAATCAGTTGCTAAGAAAGCTCATTTATTTGGTAAAGTTGACATTATTATGGTTGACGAATGCCACTTAATTAGCCCTAGCGAAGCGACTGCCTATAAAAAATTCTTTGCAGCACTTAAAGAAGTAAACCCATACCTCAAAGTGATAGGTTTGACGGCAACTCCTTATCGTTTAGGTTTTGGTTCCATTGTTCGCCAGGAAGGTGACGAAGAAGCTGGTATTGATGCAATGTTTGACCACATTGTGTTTGATGGTTCTTCGGTGGAATTCTTCAACTGGTTCATTCACGAAGGCTATTTAATGCCAGTGGTTCCTAAACGTACATCCTTCCAGCTTGATACAAACGGAGTTAAAAAACGCGGAGGTGACTTCATCGCATCTGAACTGCAAACAGCAGTCAATAAAGCCGAAGCTAACGAGGCCGCAATTGCTGAAGCAATGGAAGTAGGTCAAGATCGTAAAAGCTGGCTCATCTTCTGTGCCGGTGTTGAGCACGCTAAAGACGTTGCAGAACTTCTAAATAAAAAGGGGATACCTACGGCGGCAGTTCATAACAAAATATCGGATAAGGAGCGTGACAGGGCGATTGCAGACTTCAAATCTGGTAAACTCAGAGCTTTAACAAATAACAACGTTCTAACAACAGGTTTCGATCACCCAGGTATCGATCTGATCATTATGTTGCGCCCTACTCAGTCAACTGTCCTTTGGGTGCAAATGCTGGGGCGAGGCACCCGCCCGGACTACGCGCCAGGGTACGACATTAGCGACCGCGAACAGCGTTTACTGGCTATAGAGATGAGCACGAAACACGATTGCTTGGTGCTGGACTTCTCCGGTAACAGTAGGCGCCTTGGCCCCATTAATGACCCCGCTGTTCCGAGACGCCCTGGCGAGAAGGGTTCGGGCCCTGGTATTTATAAAGCATGTGAAGTATGCGGGCTGGATGGTCAATACCCTGCTTGGCGTTTCTGTGGGGGTAAAGAGCATCTTGACATTACTGGTTATACTTATGGGCAAGTAGCTGATCTGATAAAACAAGGTTATCGTATTTCAGGTCATATGGCTGTAGGCATTGAGGGAAGTTGCGGCGCTCCGTTTAAGTTCAAAGAAAAACTCAAAGTCGCATCTAGTAGCGAGAAGCTGATAAAAGAAACATTACCTATTATTGAAGACTTTGCAGTAGAAAATATAGTTTATCAGAAGAACATTAACAGAGGTGATCCAAGCAAGCCGCCTACACTGAAAGTGACTTATCAATGTGGTCACAAGACATTCTCCGAATATGTATGTTTGATGCACGGGGATTGGGCGGGGCGTAAAGCTTACAAGTGGTGGAAGAATAGAACAAACCTACCATTACCTGCTTCTATTGACGATGCTTTAGATATAGTCTCGACTCTAAGAGTACCAACGCATATTAAAGTTCACACTAATAGAAAGTATCCGGAAATAATGAAGTGTTGCTATGATGGTTCTGCTTTCGGTACTTTAGCGCCAATGGAGCAGGATATAGGTATTCAGATCTATAGCGGTAACAATATCGTGTCAGCTACTGCCAACAGTGAGAATATTTACGATCGTGAAAACCATGAAGTTGTCACTGACTACAATACAAGCGGATATCAAGACCTAACCCCTGCTTCACAAGGGTTTGATGAAGAAGATCTTGATGTTCCTTTTTAAGGTGAAATTATGTTCGTTTTAATTAATCGTGATTCATATGATTTGATAGCGAAGCATCCTAACTGCATGGTTCTTTATAATTTGGGAATCATCAATTGCCCGGAAAGTCAGGAAACGATACCTTTTGAAAATGGTATGTTCAAAGATTGGGACGATCATGAAGTAACTATGCTGTTTATTGGTATCACATTGGAATCTCCTGATCCTTCATGGTCAAGAGAGCAAGTTGAATATCTTCTTATGTATTACATCAATGAGTGTAAAGAAAATATACTTGATCAGAAAGAAGTATGCGATCAGGCTCAATACGCTATTGAATGGGATATTCAGGGATATTGTTCATTCTTAAAAGGAAAACGCGAACCTTCTTTTGATGAAGGATTATGGGATAATTTAACCGTTGACTATGATCCGGAAATAGCGGCTACACTATTAGCCACGATGAATCCCATTGTGTTTAAGCCAGCTATACAGCGCCCTTTTGAATAGCTCTTAAAACAGCGGAGATTAAAAGTAACCACAATACCGAAAATAAAGCTTGCACGATCTAAACGGCTCTGTTAAGTTTCGTTCTGTCTTGTGGTATAACCCTCTTAAACATTAAACAGATCATGTGGAGTGCAATATGGAAAACGTAGAACTGACCCCTGAACAGAAAAAAGAAAAAGCCGCCCAGGCGAAAAAAGAAGCCGCTGAAAAAGCGAAACTGGCTAAAGAGCAGAAAGATCAGCAGAAAGCTGATGAAAAAGCTCAAGCCGAAGCGAACAAGCTGGCTGAAGCCAACGAAAAAGTGACCGCCGAATTCACCACCCTGAAAGGTCACACCGATAACGGTACCGCTTCTCTGGCATCGTTGACCGAAGAAAGCACCGTCGATCAGGTTAACACTGCGGGCGAAAACGCCGGCGCTTCTCTGAAAGCTGCTCGCGAATCGCTGAAGCTGATCAAAGCGACCGTTAAAAAACTGAAAGAGCCGGGTGAGTTGGCTGCTGCTGTAACTTCGGCTGAAGGCCTGGTCTCCTCTCTGGACGAAGCGCTGAAAGGCGTCAAAGGTAAAGTGGCCGCTGCCAAAAAAGCAGCGAAAGAAGCTGAAAAAGCTGAAGCGAAGCGCCTGAAAGACGAAGCGAAAGCTGCCAATGCAATGCCGAACCAGAACGGTATCACTCGTCCGCGTCCGGATACCGCTTGCGGTAATGCCTGGGCACTGATGGACGAACTGTCCGCCAAGCTGAGCCAACCGGCGCCAATCAGTATCGTCCTCCAGGGCGCTGAGCAACGTGGTCTGAACTACGACACCGTTAAGACTCAGTATGCGCGCTGGAAGAAGTTCAACGGCATCGAAGGTCGCGTCGCTATTCCTCTGCCGCAGGGTCTGCTTGACTAATTAAGCATTTAGCGAGTAAACTTAAAAGCGTCCTAATTGGACGCTTTTTAATTGGTATAGTAAGACACTCTAGTTAATAATCAATAACCCCTTTTGGATTAGAGGCTACGAGTAGGTGTTGAACTCTAGAGTGTCTCACTATACCGGATAGTTGGCTGAGTTGGTCTAAGGCACCTGGTTGCTAACCAGACGAGTCGCAAGGCTCCATCCGTTCGAATCGGATACTATCCGCCACATCTACAATCTGGCAAACTCGCCTAGGAAACAGGGATAAAAACCATGAAGCTGAATTCTCAGACCCCAGAAAAGAAAGATTATCAATCTACTCTTGAAGTACATTCCATTTTCAGCACTATTCAAGGCGAAGGTCCTTTCTGCGGTCGTCCTGCTGTATTTGTCCGCTTAGCTGGCTGCAATCTTCAGTGTCCTGGCTGTGATACTGAGTATACCGACAACCGTCAACGTATGCGATACGAAGCGATTCTTTTTAGTATCAAGCATCGCTTGGCTGTCACAGACAGTAATGCAAATCTAATCGTAATTTCCGGTGGCGAACCTTTCCGCCAGAACATCGCCCCTTTCTGCGACTTCCTTATCGAAAACGATTTCGATGTTCAAATTGAAACCAACGGCTCTATGCAAATACCAATGGAGCTCTCTCAGTTGGTTACGGTTGTGTGTTCCCCTAAAACCGCTAAATTGCATCCGAGCGCCCTGCACCGTGCCAACGCCTTTAAGTATGTAATGAAGGCCGGGAACATGCGGGAGGAGGACGGTTTACCCCTGCAAGCTTTAGATCATCGTGCCACCCCTTATATTGCGAGACCTCATAAGTCATTCCGTGGTAAGATATATTTACAGCCGATGGACGAGAAAAACGTATTTCAGAACTTTAAAAATACTCAAGCGGTCCTGGCTAGTGCAATGAAGCATAACTATACAGTTCAACTTCAGATTCATAAGCTATTAAATGTGGAGTAGTTATGAGCGAAAAGTACATGTTTGAAAACCGCCCTATTGGCGGCATGACCTGGAACGAACTTCAGGAAGCAAGTTGTCACGGTGCATTGGTTTGCACCAAAGAAAGTGATGTTGAAAAAGCCGGTCCTGTTTACAAGCTCCGTGACCCTTGTAGCGAAGAAGTATGCTATGTGTTCACTGATGAAGCTGAACAGTTTAGCAATCCGTACCGCACCGCTGATGAAGCTGCGGAAATGAGTCGCAAATATGCGGACGAATTATGACACCACAAGAAGCCAAAGAACATGCTAAGAAAATCAAAGATGCTGTAGCAGATTTGAACTTAGCAATCCGGGAAGGTCACAACGAAGGCGTTTATGTCCAACTTGTGATCAGACAAGTTCAACAAATCGGCTGTCAGTATTACGATATTGTTGAATTAGAAAACATTAGTGCCAACATTGATATTCTGGAGTGATCATGAAAGTATCTGCATTCAAAGTGAACGAAGTTGTTGAATTTGTGAAGGGTAACTCCGCCGTTGTTGTCCTGTCTGGCGGCCAGGACTCCGTGACCTGCTTAGGGCTTGCTCTTCGCAACTTTAAAACTGTACACGCTGTGGGGTTCGTATATGGGCAGAAGCACGAAGTTGAAATCCACTGCGCCAAGCGTATCTGTGAAGAACACGGCGTACCGTTTACCGTCTTTTCAATCCCCGCCCTGCAATCTATCGGGAACAGTGCGCTCATTCGCGGAACTGAACAAGGCGATGTCAGTGCTAAACATGCCCAAAACGCTAACCTTCCGGCTTCCTTTGTGCCGAATCGTAACGCCCTCTTTTTAACCACGGCCCATGCTTATGCGCAAAAAGTCGAAGCGGATAGCCTCATTACTGGTGTTTGTGAAACTGACTATAGCGGTTATCCAGATTGCCGTGACGAATTCATTCGTTCACTTGAAGAAACCCTAAACCTCGGTTATCAAACTAACATTAAAATCCATACGCCATTAATGTGGTTAAATAAAGCTGAAACTTTTGCGCTAGCCAAAGCAGTTGACTTCTTGACGGTAGTTCTTGAAGATAGTCACACCTGCTATAATGGTGACCACAATACTAGCTTCGTATGGGGCTATGGCTGCGGCGAGTGCCCGGCTTGTAAACTCCGCGCAAACGGTTTTGAAGCTTTCATTCAAGCCAACCCTTTTAACTTCTAATCGTCCCGGCGCAAGGATGCGCCTCGGAGAAATTATGAATACTAAAATTTCATCACCTGAAATTACGTTAAGCGAAGTTTATCCATCTCTTCGCGGTGATATTCAAGAAGGTGGTTGGGTAACTCTTCATAATAAAAGCTTTGCGGGTCAGAGAACTTCATTGGACGCATTAAGCCATTTACATATAGAGGGTTTTAATTTCGATATTGAAACCAATGACGGTAAATTGCTTCAAGACGTTAATCTTAACGATGCTCACGTTAAATTAGAGTATAACGTCGCGCCCGCTGTTGAAACTTTTCCTGCAAACGGAATAAATTGTTGGCGTTTATCAAGTAGACGTCGGATATTTCCTAATCCGACTTTTGCCAACAAAGGATACTTTGAAGGTACTGTCTGTGCGCAAGGTCCGATCATGCACTACGCTAACGACAAGTACAAGCGTGAAATCAAGCCCGGCGTTTTTGTTGATGTTTACGACGTGATTGATTGTTTTGAAGTAACCTCTGGCGCCTTGCAACATGCCATTAAGAAGCTTCTGGCTGCTGGAAAGCGCGGACACAAAGACTACGAGCAGGACTTGATTGATATCCTGTCCTCTGTTGAGCGTGCTTTATTCCAATATCAGGAAAAGACAAAATGAAATTTCGTAAAAAACCAGTTGAGATTGAGGCTTTTCAGTTTCAACCCTTTCTTGACTACTCAAATGGAACTTTGCCAGGGTGGTTTGCTAGCGCCGTGATAGAGGGTATTGCCATTGACAATGGTGATCATTTAATCATAAAAACTCTAGAAGGTGATCATCGAGCGGATAGCGGTGATTATATTATCCGGGGTGTAAAAGGTGAACTTTATCCTTGCAAACCTGATATTTTTGAACTTACTTACGATAAGGTGAACTAAATGAAATTCATCATCGCATATCTGTTAATGGTTGTTTTCGTAAACCTCGGCTTTAGTTACCTGCCGATTGTAACCACTCCGCTGGGCCCGGTTCCGCTTATGGCGTTCTTCGTGGGCTGTGTGTTCGTCCTGCGCGATTACGCCCAGCGTAGCGCTGGCCATAACGTCCTGTGGGCTATAGCGCTAGCGTGTTTAATTAGCTGGTGGTTGGGCGATCCCGTTGTGGTAGTGGCATCTGTAACTTCTTTTGCTGTTAGTGAGTTACTGGACTATACTATCTTTACGATCACGAAAAAGCCTTTCCATCAGCGGGTGGTAATAAGCTCATTCATAGCCGTTCCTGTTGATTCATTCATATTCCTGCATATGATTGGATTCGCTTCGTGGGGGTCGATCATTGCAATGAGCCTTTCCAAATTCGCAGCATCGGCTGTATTATATGTCATCTATGAAGGCCGTAAACGAAACGGCTTAACAGTCGCCTAATAATGGGCTAGCCATGGAAGGCTTTAACTGAGGTGAATAAGATTGAGCACAAATCACTATATTGTATGTAAGTCCTGTAAAAAGTGCATGGATATTGCTCAAGGTTATCCCGATGAAGTCCGTCCAACTTCGTCTTCAAATGATATTGTTAGCTTTCTTGACAAACATAGAGGTCATGAATTAATGTTTGTAAGCGAGAACAATGAAGACATTTTACCAGAATGCGAGGAAGTTTAAATGTCATACTCTGTAATTCGTACTCACGAAATTTGCGCTGGACACCGGGTAGTAGGTCACGAAAGCAAATGTCGTCACCTGCATGGTCACAATTACAAATTTCATTTTAAAGTTGCACCGAAGCCGCTTGACAGTGAAAGCGTTAAAGGTGACCCGCTGGACCAGGTTGGTCGCGTTATCGACTTCAGTGTTGTTAAGTCTACTCTCTGCGAGTGGCTGGAAACCAATTGGGATCATAAATTCCTGCATTGGGAACACGATAAGCTGATCGAAGGCCTGGTTCGTTTAGTTCACGATGAAGAAAACTTACCAGCCGATCAGCGTTGTGTTCAGGATAAAGACGAAACTCATTTCCTGAACTCTTTGGTAGAACTGCCGTTCAACCCTACGGCGGAAAACCTGGCCGCTCATATGGTCAACGTCATTGGGCCTGAGCTGCTCGACCCTTACGGCGTTGAATTAGTAGAATGCCGCATTGAAGAAACCTCAAAATGTCACGTGGAGTACACCAAATAATGGAACAGTTAAAATTCGAATCGGTTGAAACCTACAGCGACACGAAGATCGACGACCCGCGCAACGTTAGCGAAATTAAAACACTGATCGTGAATGTGCTGCGCGTTATTGAGCGTCCTGACGATCTTCTGCGCGAAGGTCTGCGTGAAACACCTACCCGCGTAGCGAAAGCCTACGCTACCTGGTTCGGCGGATACGATGTTGACATCGCTAGCTTGTTCAAAGTTTTTGAAGATGGTGCGGAAGGTTCGAATGAAATGGTTATCGTTCGTGATATTCCTGTCTATAGCCATTGTGAGCATCATATGGCCCCTATCATTGGTCGCGCTGTGGTCGGCTATGTCCCCAATGGAAAAATCGTTGGGCTTAGCAAGTTATCTCGTGTGGTTGATGCTTTTTCCCGGCGCCTACAAGTACAGGAACGGCTGACTAACCAAATCGCGGACGCTATCCAGGAACACCTGCAACCGCTGGCTGTTTGCGTTTATATTGACGCCAAGCATATGTGCATGGAATCGCGGGGCGTTAAACAGGTATGTGGCTCAAGCACAATTACAAAGGCTTTCCGCGGAGCTACCGATCTAAACTCCGTTGAATATATTGCTGAAGGCGGGTTTTGGCGGCGCGAGTTCCTTGAAGCCTGTAAATGATTAAAAACGTAGTATATAATTAGGCCCAGAGATGGGCCTTTTTTATTGGAGATAATATGAAAAAGATTATTTGGCGTGCGGGTCAATTTAAATACCGTGACGCAACCTTCGCGTATGTTAATCAAATCAAAGTGGCTGTAGTTACTACATTGCATGATGGTAGTAAATGCGACGCGCGTCTTTTGCTGCCGGGTATGCCAAAAAGCACCAACTCATTTTCAACTATCGACAGTGCTAAACGTGCTTTAGAAAAACGTATCAATGATTGGTTTGAATTGGTGACACAATGACCAGAAAACAAAAGTTAGAACAAATCTTTTATGAATTGAAAGCGGCCACGCAAGACGCTGCTTCTTGCGTTCAAAACGATGCGCCTAACCATATCTTAATTGATCAGTTAGTGCAATCTCAGTCGACAGTGTCTAACGCTTTTAATAAAGCTTGGCGCGATTTGATTAACTTAGGACTGGAAGATGAGGTATAAATGAACTTATATCTTGCGGCTGTTTACACAAACGGATTTCGCAAAGGTCAGTCGACTTATCCAAAGCTGAACGAACGCGAAGCCGAAATTGTGGATACCATACCCAACATCTTGGAGTCGTACCACTATGTTAATCGTCAGAAATATGTCGATGAAATGCGGGCCGACGGAGCTCAGGTATTTCTTGACTCAGGGGCTTTCTCTGCTTGGAACATGGGAGCAACGATCAGCTTACCTGGCTATTGCAAATACATTCAAGAAAACGAAGACATTATCCGAAAGGATGATGGAGTCATTATGGCCTCTGTACTTGACGGAATCGGAGATCCCCTTCAGACTTGGCGAAATCAAAACGAAATGGAAGCCAGAGGAGTTACTCCTTTACCCTGTTTTCACTTCGGCGAGGATGAACGATATCTTGAGTATTACATGTCAAAATATCCCTACATTACCCTCGGAGGTATGGTCGGAAAGACTGTCGAACAACTTATCACATGGCTTGACCGAATTTGGGAAAGATACATCATTGACGGGGCAGGGCGCCCTAAAGCCAAATTTCATGCCTTTGGGATCACCTCCGTCCGTGTTATGGAGCGATATCCTTGGTATAGCGTCGATTCATCATCCTGGATTCAATTCGGAGCTTATGGCTCAATGTTTATCCCCAACGGGGTACCTTATCGTGTTTCAGAAAAAGCCGGAACCATACACGAAGCTGGCAGACACGTACTCACTCTTAACCCACTTGAAAGGGCTTATATAGACAAGGTTATTGAAGAGAGCGGTTTTGAACTTGAGCGTTTAACCACAATATATGAAACTCGCGCCACCTTCAATATGTGGAGCTATCGCCAGATCGCAGATCGTATCAATTTAGATAAACACTCCCGCATATTCGAACCAACGATAATGGAGTTATTCTGATGAGTGTTAAATTATTAGGTAAACACTTTCTTCTCTATCCTATCGAGGAACTTCAAAGAATGTATGAGAACCAAAACATTATAACTCGTATTGTTCATATCAATACCCGCGAACCCTATCTTTCAATAGTTTTTATTTGTAAGGATGAAATGGAAGATGCTTGAGGCACTTAAATTCGCATCATCGGCAGTGGGTAAACGTGCTTTTGTTCCAGGCACTACCCACTTTTTGATCAAAGATGGGATGGTCCGCGCCACTAACGGGGTTATTGCAATGGCTGCGCCTATCCCGTTAGCCGTAGAGTGCGCCCCGGAAGCAATCCCAATGGTAAAGGCGATAGCAAACTGCGAGGACGCAACGCAGTTAACGCTATTAGCAAACGGTAAGCTACATATTAAGTCCGGAGCGTTTAAAGCCAACATACCTTGTACAGATGAAATATCCGCTCACGTCGACCCGGAAGGAGAGTTTTATGAAATTAACGGAGCCGAACTTGTCACTGCTGTTAAAACTGTTAGTCCTTTTATCGGCACTGATGCTTCTCGTCGATTCTGTATGTCTGTACTTATTAAAGGAGGGTCTGCCTACGCCACAAATAACGTTACTATTGCTCAGTATTGGTTTGGTAGCCCATTCCCTCTTGATGTTGTATTGTCTAGTGAAGCTTGCGAAGCACTGGTTAAGATTAAAGAGGCACCAGTTCGAGCGCAAGTAACAAAGAACTCGATCACTTTCCATTACGAATCAGGTTGCTGGATGAAGAGCACCTTAATGGAGAATGAATGGCCTTTAGAAATCGATCGCTTGTTTGAAGTTAAAAGTAACCCGACAACTATCGATCCAGTCCTTTTTGAGGCGCTTGCTAAGCTGAAACCTTTTGCTACGGATAGCGGCAGGGTTTATATCGAAGAAGGGGTGGTAAGAACCCATGCGGACGAAAGCGAAGGTGCATCTTATCGCCTACAAGATGAGTCTATTCGCGGTATATTTGCGTTAGAAATCTTAATGTTGCTAAAGGACAATGTGGACACAGCAGACTTGACGCTCTATCCTAACCCCTGCACGTTCTTTGGTAAGAACTTACGAGGCATACTCTTAGGTCAAAGAGAAAGGGTATAAAATGAGAACAGATGCCATTGGTTTTTTCTGGCAGGATTTGCCACCTCCTCCAAAAGTTAAGAAAGAAAAGATCAAACGCACGCCACCACCGCGTACTTGGGAACGTCCGGACTATTTGCCGGGCATTGACGAAGCACGACGGGCAGTTGTTAACATGTATACGGTTGAAGAACTCATGGAGGCCCAGAAAGCAGGTGAGCCACATGTATTCGATATCGAGTGTTATCCTAACTATTTCTTAATAGCATTCCGCAACGTTAAGACTCAGAAAGTTATCTACTTTGAAAAGTATCTTGGATGCGAATTAAATGTAGAATGGTTGAATTGGGTGGTTCATAACTTCTTATTGGTCAGCTACAACGGTCTTGGGTACGATGAACCAATCTTAACCCTTGCCCTTAATGGTGCAACTAATTCCGAAATGAAGCAAGCTACTGATCGTATCATCTTAGAAGATTGGCGTCCTAGCGACATTTTAAAAGAAGCAGGGCTAGATCGATTAAATCTTAACCACATTGACGTCATGGAAGTGGCACCCGCTGGCGGTAGCTTGAAACAACGTGCGGGGCGTTTACATCGTAAGCGACTGCAAGATCTACCTTTCCCGCCAAATATGATGCTTACCCATGATCATATGCTTATTGTGCGTCATTACTGTATCAATGACCTGGACGCAACCGAATCGCTATTCCTAGCTTTAGAAGATGAAATTCACTTACGTGAAATCATGTCTAAGGAATACGGTGTTGATCTTCGTTCCCGTTCCGATGCACAAATTGCGGAGGACGTAATACGCCACGAAATACAGCGCATTACCCGCAAGCGCGTACAACGAGCAAGGGTGGAGCCGGGTAGGCGTTATAAGTACAACGTTCCTGGCTTCTTAGTTTATCAGACTCCTTTGATGCGTAGCGTTATAGACTTAATCAAGAAATGCGATTTTGTTATTAGCGATAAAGGTTCTGTTGAATTACCTTGGCAGCTTAAAAACCTCCGTATCAATATTGGTAATGCAACTTACCAAATGGGGATTGGCGGCCTGCACTCAACTGAAGAAGCTGCCTGTCACCGATATGTTAAGGGGCGTAAAAAACGTGATATCGACGTAACCTCCTATTACCCCAGCGTGATATTAGGGCAGAGACTGTTCCCCGAGCACCTTGGAGAAGTATTCCTTCGTGTTTACAAGAAGATCGTTGATAGACGTGTTCGCGCTAAACATACAGGAGACAAGAAAACTGCTCAGACACTGAAGATTGTTATCAACGGTTCGTTTGGTAAGCTGGGCTCAATGTGGTCAGTATTATATGCTCCGCAATTGCTCATCCAGGTAACCATCACCGGTCAGTTGTCACTCTTAATGCTTATTGAAGCTTTTGAGTTGATGGGTATTCCTGTTATATCTGCTAACACCGATGGTATTGTTATCGATTATGCAGAAGAACAAGAGCAGCTCGTTGAAACTATCATTAGTTGGTGGGAGAAGCAAACGGGGTTTGAAATGGAATCTAATTTCTATCGAGCCCTATTCTCGGCAAACGTTAACAACTATGTTGCTATCACTGACGATGGTCATTTGAAATGCAAAGGCTGGTTTGCTGACTCGGGATTGTCAAAAAACCCGACAGGTGAGATTATCGTAGAAGCTGTAAGAGCTAAGCTGAAGGATAATATACCCGTAGAGCAAACAATACGCGAATGTCGCGATGTGCGTAAATTTGCAGTAGTGCGCAACGTTAAGGGTGGAGCGGTTTGCAACGGACACTATCTTGGTAAGGTTGTACGCTGGTATTATGGGCCTGAAGATTCTCCTGAAATGGTTTATGCTGCTTCTGGTAATAAGGTAACAAACTCAACTGGTGGTGTTCCGATGATGGAATTACCTGAAGAGTTTCCAGAAGACCTTAACCATGAAACTTACATAGCGAAAGCTAATAAATATCTTGAAATGATGGGGTATCAATGAAACGTTATACAACCGTAGATGAATCCTTAGGTCTTGATGAAGATCGTATGGATGAAGGTTTAAGTTTGCAAGGTGTTTGCGAATTAACAGATTGGTCAGAAGAGGAGTTCGACCAAATCAGTGACCTTTTAGTTGGTGAGAAAGTTAAATTTAATGATATTAGTGTGGAGCGCACCGAATGAAACGAACTATTATCAGCATTTTTATTTCTCTACAAATTGAAGCAATCCGCCAAAACCTCACTCGTTATTAATATCTGTTGACTTGAAGGAGTGTCAGGGACGATACTCTATACAGAAACAACAAGGTAGTAACCACATTATAATCTACCTTGTTCAAGTCTTATTAAGAATACTCGTTTATAGGAGAATGAAAAAAAAATGTGTACGGGCTCGGGAAAAATTCCCGCTTATCAAGCTCACCTTTCTCCTCCGGCGTGATACCATATTTACAGGTCACACTCGAACGAACGGCACAGGCTCTTACATGGCTCTTCCTTGCACTTATATCGATAGTCGCAGCGGCCCACCTTTCGGAGGGCCGGAGAGATACGCCCGTCAAACGGACGGCCTATGTTCGCGCTTTAATCCGTCTGCAACAGTTTTAATGCCTCCTCAATGCGCTCAAGTCTCCGGCGCTGATAAGCATTCTCCATTACGCTGCACTCGTCCATCACCAACCGCCACTCGCTACCAGCCGGTATTGCTTCCTTGATAACGCGCGATCCTGCCTGGCGTACAAGAACCTGCGTTTCCTCAGAGACCTTAACCCCCTGCTCATCGTACTGCGCCGGAATGGTTTCGTACTCATCGTCCCATGACTCCACCTGTTCTGGCTGGGCATCCCATTCGTTATGGACAACCAAGGCCCATTCAGTAGCATCTTCCCCTGCGGCTGCAAACGCTTCAACGATATCTTGTGCAATGTAGCCCACATGCCAGCGAGCGCCATCCTCGCCTTTCTCCGCAATAGCCCAATCATACTTATAGCGTACGGCCGGAATGGTTCCCCAGATATCTAAAATCTTATCTGGGATTGCTTCTACTACAGGTTTGTGGTCTCTATCAGACACCACAGTTACTGCGTTCTGGGAGTAGATATTTTTAACGGTGTTACCAGACGAGCCGATATCCCAGGTATTTGTAGCGCTGAATCCAATGTTACCACCAAAGACAATAGCCGAGGCGTTAAGGCCAAGGGAGGTTCCGTATGCGTTTATATCGGCGGATTTAGTGGTGCCACCTCCGACATAAAACTCAATGATGCGTGTACTTGTCGACCCAGCGTTATACCCGAAGCGCATTGTAGTACCACGCAGTGTAAAACTGCCGTTTGCGGTCAAGGCGTCTGCAGTATAGTCGCGGCGATAAGTACGTGCCGTGAGCGTTCTCTGGTTAATATTCAGAGCATCGCCAACGGCACCAACGACCGCATCAAGAACATACTGACCGCTAAGAGTTCCATCGGTTTTCAGGTTACGCTTATGAATGCGCACTTCCCCTGTATAGCCGGTAGAAGACCCACCAGTAATATTAAGAGGAACACCCATGAAAACGTATGGCTTATACGCGGCGGGTACGTCTACGGTTGTCCGGCCATTAGTGGAGTCAACCTCAACGACAGTTACGGTAAACTCCTTAGCGAAGAAGGCACCGATGCTATTCCCGCCTTTGATGATTAACGGCAGATTCGTAAAGCCATAGTCCTCGTAAGCAGTGGTTGCGAACTTGTAATTTGTGTTCGCACGTTGGTGCGCCGTCCACGGATAGATAACATCCTCTGGCATGAAGATACCACCGCCAACCTTTTTGAACAGGTTGTACTTAAACCCGTTACTCGGATTGACGTGACCCCATACACATAAATCTGACGTCTCAGGACGATAATCCAGTCCGACAGGGAATACCGGAATACCGCCAGTGAAAGCCTGAACGGCCTTGAGAATAATGGGGGTGGTGTCAGGGATAATAAACTGCAAGGACTGCTGGCTGCCCGCTGTGCCAACGCCGTCATTGTTGTTCCATTTCAGGTTCTGGATAATCGCCATTTTATATCCATTACCGTAGTCAACTGCCATCTCCGCGCGAGCAAAGAAGAGGTTCTGGTTGTAACCAGCATCTGCGGAATTCTGGTCGATGTTGGCATTAGTCCAGATAGCGATGTTGGAAAGGTCGAAACTTCCGGTCAGGTCTTTGTACCAGATACAGATATTGCTGTGCATCGCCGGCGACAACACCGGTAGTTGCAGGATGCCATTCGCCGCCATCAGCCCATACGGAGAGAACATCTCCTTGGTGGTTTTGTGCCCGCGCAGGCTGTCAACATCAGGCGGATTAACGTAGGTACTATTGGTGTTGTACATCACACCATAGGTGCCGTATTTGAAGTCAAATCCGCCATGTGGGAATGCACCAATGTCATGTGTCGGACTACCGAAGCGAACAAAGTCAATGCCGTTGGTTGATGGATAGGAGCCATATCCGGCTGGCGGCACCCAGTTCTCATTCGCATCGTAATACCCAAACGCACCAGCCTCGAAAGTCAGGTACTTATAAGTTCGGTCAGGACGGTATTGTGAACCGATGCAATCGATATTTAGGCCGAATCCCTTCTCATTGCCATCATTCCACCACTGGTTCAGGATGGTGACATAGGATGGGGTGTCTTCCATGTAGCACGCGGAGTAGACGGAGCCACGAGCAGCGGTAGCGATAACGGACTTGTTTGGTTTGCGTTCGGTCGGGTTGTACGCCGGGATACTGAGGTACGCACCAGAGCAATGGAATCCGTGCCCTGTTTCAATCAGGTAATAATCACACTGCTGGCCGCTGACCGAGCTAGCCCAACGCCCGTTGTTGGAGATAGTCCCACCAATCCACTGACACCAGTCAATATGCAATCGCACGCAGCAATATCGCGCGGTGCTAACGTACAAGTTTTTGAAGACGCAGCTATAGAAGTTCCCAATCTTCTCTGGCAGCAAACTGGACTTGTAGGGGACTATGCTGCTCGGTAGTACGCCGTCTTCGTCAATTCTAACCTGCATCCCGACGAGGTTAACCCTAAAATTCTCTATACGGATATCTTCGAACGAACAATACCACGGGTTGAGAGCCAAAATGCCCACGCCGGAGGTGCAATCCGCGTCAAGCGTTCCGGGAACATGATCACCAATGACCTTTCCGCCAGTCATCTTGGTAAAACCGAGGCTTACCGACTCCCAGTAAAGTTTGTTTCCGAGCGCTGTGTACACCTGCTCGACATCTTCTACGGAGTGTTCGAACCCGTTAAGGTATTTCCCCGTGACTTGGAACTTTCTGGATGCGCTGGCTTTAACGTATATGGTCGCAGCACCAAGGTTATAGACAACATTGGACCGAAGTTTCGCAGCTTCTTTCCCGATACGCCACAGCCCGGATGAAATATTGAAGGTGACTACCGAATAAGTACTCTGGTCATTGATGTTGTTGCCCGGCTGCATCCACAACGGAATAGCACTGATAACTCCGTTGACTGCCTGCCCAAGACAGACAAAATTGTCTGTATCGAGCTGTGTTTCTGCGTAGTTGGCGGCTTCTTTCGCCCCGTTGGCTTTGGGACTTATGATGCCCATTCCAACACCTACCTGCAACAGATATTCAACGCCACTAGCATTATAGATTTTCGCTTCGGTGATGACGTGAGTTCCAGCCTTTGAGGTATCAGTGTTTCCAGTGGCTACCCACGTACCCTCCCCACCATCATTAGGTGTATAAAAGCCACGAACACGAATTGATGAGTACGTATCTGTCGAACTGAGCACGGCTGATACAGATGGCAGCCACTGACCGAATTGATACTGCACTTGCTGTCGGATATCATTATCGCCGATAGCCACAAGATGAAGTGAATCGCTCGCCCAGGAAGTAGAATCATTCCCGGTTGTCGCGAACGGAACATCAGTATCGGCAGCAAGTCGGTACGCCACCCCATTGTATACAGTTACCTGGCTGCGATTTGTAAATGTAACTGGCCCATCTACATAGTCAGCCAGCCATGAATAGCCCGAGGCCGCGAGCATGTCGTTGAATTCGTTACGCTGTTCTGTGATTTGTGCCGTAAACTCACTGCGCTGGTCAGATAACTGTTGATTAATTATCGCCGTCGTATCGTCTGCTGCATTTTGCGCCGCATTTACCGCGTCGTTCTTGGCCTGTAAGATCTGCGCAAGTATCTCCGGCGTCACCTCGTCCACGCCCGGTATCGTTAAGAAGTCCTCCAGTGTGCCGGGCACAGAATCCGTAAATATTTGTATTTGGCCGACAACAACCTGTGAGACGGAGTTTAAACCCATTGATACGGCATAAGTGCCTATGGCGATGTCAAAGGAGTAAGACCCATCGGCGGATGTTTTTAGCTCCGTCTTCGTACTTATGATTGTTTCAAGATTCGTCCGCAGAGACGTCAAAGTTATACCAACGTTGGCCATCGGCTGCCCATTGGCGTTTTTCAGAATTCCTGATATTAAAGTGGACATAATTTACCCTATACTGGAATTATTGGAGTTCTGCCTTTTTTGTACAAGGCCACCCACGGTATTTCTCTTACGACCCTACCCACTAACTCCATTGCCCCTGAGCCGCTATCAGCTTTTAAAGTCTGGACTGCCAAAGGTGTGAAGAATGACGCCCCAGACGACCTGTTTTCCCCAACAACACACACCAGTTGGCAAGGCGTATCCCTGTCAGTAGCTGGAACCGTTATCCCGTTGAGCTGCACCACCGCCGGGGAGTTCTCACCGCCGTTACCTGTGTCGATAGAAGCTACCTGTTGATCCAGTCGTCCTGGCGCTCGCATCAATATTGTGAAGTATTGCCTCTGTGACGATGTCAACGTTAAGTACAGGTTAGAGTCCATCGTCCTATCAAATTCTTCACCTGGAATGGACCAGACCACATGTTCCCCCGCGTTCGATGCCCACGGGAACCCACTTCCGTATGTATCCGACACATTAACATACGGAATGCTGCCAGACATCTTGTTGTAAACGTCACCGACAATATTGTTCGCGTAAATAGTCCCTTTAAAATAACCGTTGTTTGCGTAAATGTCACCATAATACTTCGAGTCAATAGCGAGCACGAACTGTAATGTGGCCACATTACTCAGGATTCCACCCTTAGCAGAGTTACGCAAATACGCCGTATAGGTAACACCTCGATCTAACCCATTGATCTGAATCTTAGTTTCAGTTGATTGTTGGCTAACAATTGTCTTACCGTTACCCTGAATAATGATCTGAGTAAAATCAACTGTAGTCGGGTTAACCCACGACAACTCACCCTGATAGTTAACCTCAGCATTTGAGGCCACAGGAATAAATTGAATGTTCGTTGGTGCCGGTACGTTCGGCCCTGGTAAGTTCGTTAGATCTGGTCTGTCAATAGGTTTACCAACAGCATCACCCCAGACGTCAGCGTTTTCTTGCCGAACGGTAATTTTAATACCCGTACCGTTAGGATTCAGAGCCCATTTAGTAACCCGGAATTCCTCCATAGCAATGCCTAGCTGCGGTATATTAATTTTAACATACCTCCCCGGGCGATAAGGGTAGCCCGCAAAGTTTAATGATATATCCATCGTGCGCCCCAGGCGCTTGCGGTTTATCGTTATCTGGGCCAGTCGCTGGGCTTGAAACTCTGAAGTAACAAAGCGGTATTTCTGATCTGTTGTGAACTCAGCACCATCTTCAATGATATACGCATCAACTTTTACAGCTGGGTAATCAACCTCCGTATAACCTTGCTCGGGATCGATGAAAGTACCTTGCACAATATTAATGCGCTCGCTCCATGAAGTTTCAGGAACGATCTTTATATCCCCGACAATCTGACTTTCGTCCAACACCATAGTAGCTGGGCCATAATAAGCACCCACCAGAAGACCATGCTTCCCGCCAATGTAAGTCGGTTCACCTGCACAGCATAAATGAAGATCATCCAATGTCGACGAAACAGCTTCCGACGCATCGAAAACCCCATTGATTGTATAACGAGGTTCGGAATAATTGTTACCGTTGATAGTTTCATCGCAAAGGTTTGCAGCTTCGATGAATTCCTCCATCAGCAATTCTGAATCTGGTACTTTCAGATAATCGCGATAATAATCGAGGATACATAAAGCAGCATTATTGGAATATTGGGTTAGACCTGATCGTGGATCATAAACTTTCTTACCCTCAACAAGGAAAGTAATATTCGGCAAACCAGAAGGGAATTTTTCCTGATTGAACTTGAGAGATAAGCGTACCCAGCAGATGCCTTGACCAATCATGTCAGGCTTCCATGACGGTGCTCGCGAAAGCATATCCGACACATCGGTCGAATTATTATGAACTTGGTATTGTGCGTATTCGCCGTAGGTACTAATATTGTCGTCGCCCAAATAAACAGCTAATATAGCATTTACTTCATGGGCACAAACAGCAATGGCAATATGGAGCCATTCTTTATCAGCTTGATCTCCAGCTTGTTCTTCAGCAAAGAACATTACGCCAGACATTTTAGTCTTACCGTAAATATAGTTCTTTGGCGCCGCCGAGGATCGTAAGACTTGTTTTCGGTCCTGTTGTGAAGTATACGCCCCTAACGAAGGTACAGAAACTTTCGTTAGCATAGCGCCCGCAACCGTTGCAGTCATTGAAATAATAAGGGCGGTTGTTATTGTGATATATCCGGCATAGGCAGCCGCTGAGGCTCCGATTGCAATCGCTCCGGCAATTATTGCTGGTGGCATCTGTTATACTCCCCACGCTTTTGTGATCTTGTTCTTCATTCTTGGGAACAATTTAACACCTTCAGGAGCATGTAACCATACCTGGCCCATACTCCAAAAAATACCGAGAGTATCACCAAGATCTGTGGTTACCAGGACAACATCGCCGCGCTGTGCAAAGTTAACATCTTTACGGGGAAGAACTGAATCAATATATTCTACCAATCCACCTTTTTCTTCTAAAAGAGCCTTAGCACCTTCTTCCGTTATGTACTTGCCACGGAAAGGTTCAGCATAGTCTTCACCAGTCATTTCCCTTACGACATCAGCAGCGAATAGGCAGCAATCGTATTTACCCCACTCAAACGGAACTTCTTCACGAGATTCTGTAAGAGCCAATAAACGCACTTGCCAATCAATATATCTTTTCATGAGTATGTGAACCCCGGAGCGTCTTTTTTGCTACCCCAATAAATAGAACGTTCAGACATTTGGCCAACATATCTGAAAATCCTGTCGCCTGGATGATCTTTAACATGTGACTCGTCAGTGAAGCGGTATGGCTTACTTTTTGACCATTCCTGAAAGATGTTACCCACATTATAAGAAATCGCACAAGTACCGCCCGCGCTTAAAGCAGGTTGAGCGATCTTTCCTACGTAGATAATGTTATACGCCATTGCTGTATAATCATCGTCAAAAACGACAATGTAGCAAGTCACCCGACGACCGACGACTTTTTCATTTAAAGCTATTGCTACGAGCTCGTTATTTAAGCCGTTAAGCGTCAAGTTAATTTGTTGGTCAGAGGTATTGTTCTCTTCATTAATTACAGAGCAGTCGCCTAGCTGACCTGTTCCATAAAAGATCTCACCACCAATTTCTATTTGACCTGTGGCAGAGTGATAGCGCGATATACCGGAGTTAAATTCAATCTCCGTTGCAAGCGCAAGGTTTACGTTTCCTTGCGCCAAGTAATATGCAACCTCTTCAGATAAATCTGCGGTAATCATTCTATGTACTCCATGAAGGATAAGTTGAAATCATTGGAGAACGCAGGTTTACGATCAACACCGTTCTCGTTTTCCGTTAGCATGAAAATACCGCGAGGACTTTGGACCTCAATAGGTGCGCCGGCAGCAGGGGAAACGCGAAGCATAGGGCCTATGCGGATAGTTGCAAAACCCTGCTCATCAGACCACGCATCGTTAAGCACCATCTTCATTTCATCGCCAATTGTTAAATATTGCCCGCGAGCAAGGATCATACGATCTGGCAGCCATCCAGCTGTATTGATGCTTTTCCCTGTTTGGTTAGCTCCGCTGATTATAGGAGCACCTTGAGCAGGTACACCATAACGACCGAAGTCGCCCATGCGAATACGCCCGCCCATGCCATCGAGATCTACAATAATAGATTCAAGAAGGCGAGAGTCGAAATCGTCTAAATCTTGGAAGTTCATCGATACCTTCCATTTGGAGCCAGGAAAGGTAACAGTTTGTGTCGCCTTATTGAAGACGCTTTCAAACATTGACCCGCTAGATAAAAGCGTCCAACTCATTGAAGAAGGCCGGAGATGTTCCGGCCAGTCTAATATTGCCATGTTATCGTCCTGTTATAGTGACCACATTAACGACCAATCGAACGGCTAATATTACCGCGCGAGCTGGTATCCCGCAAGACCATATCATAACCTTGTTTAGCACCATCTTTCGCGGCCTGCTGCATAGCCTCTTTGAGTGTTTTATCACCATTGCCGGTAACAGTAATATGTTGAACGATTGTAACGCCACCCTGTGAACCAGCAGAACCGCTATTACCCTTACTCATAAAGTTAGTAAAGTCGGCGTTCTGCTGGGCTGAAAGTACACGTTCACCTTTCTGAAGTAACCATGTACCTTCTTTTGGGATCTCCGTAATACCATCGTGCGCCATACCTGTCATACTTGCACCGACAATTTGGTTTATCAAATTAGCACCTGCTGCTGCAACCATGGCGTAGTTTGCGAACTTCTGCATTGGTGTAAGCGCTGTTGGGTCCGCCATAGCTTGAACCATTGCAGTAGTCAGCTTTATTGATGCTTCGGCAATTGCAAAAGACTTTGACAAAGCAAACATGGCTTTATAAGCACCAGAGTTCTTGGCCCCCATGTTCTCCAAGACGCTTGACATACTGTTCGCCATGCTCGAAGTAGCGTCTAAGAAACCTAGAACTTCCTGGTTCTGAGCTACTGCTTGTTTCTGCAAGTAGTCGGTATAATACTGGTGACGCAGATCGTAAAAACGCTGGTCTTCAACTAAGCCAAGGTTATGCGCTTCAGTCAGCGAGGCTAATTGTTGGTCGTATTCGTTCTGGGCAGCTTGTACCGGATCGTATTCGCCTTTCAACTGATCACGTTCGCTTACCGCGTACTGTTGCGCCAGTTGCATCTTAGCTTGAAGGTATGTCGCTTCTGCCGTGAGCTTGGCGTTGTTAACCTGCTCCTGATCAAGTAAGCCCGCTCGCTGTAACTGACCAATGGTTTTAAGAGCCTCTTCGTACTCAGTTTTTGCTTTACCCGCAGGGTTAAACTGGTCAGCAATTTTCTGACGTTCTCTCGCATACTTCGCGTCAATAGCAGTTAAAGCATTACCAAGCTGCTCCTGCGTAGCATTCGCGCGGGTAGCCTTATCAGTTATTACACGGACCTCTGCTTCCTGCTGTATCTTCAAACGGTCTAAGGCGGTAGCGCCCCAGGCTTCAGTTCGTTCGTAGGCTTTATCCCACTGCTCTTCATAACGAGCGGCGGCAGCTTCATCACGCTTGCCTTGCGCTTCATCTTTCTTCATCTGACGAAGCTTCTCTTGGGCATCGAAAGCTTTACCGGACTGATCGATAAATTCTTTGATACCAAGCTGCTCGTTAGTCATAACTGTGGTCAAACCAGCATGACCTGCAATCAAATCGTCAATGAATGCTTTGTTCGCTGCGTAAACTTTAGGCATACGCGATTGAACATCAGCAAGCTGAGCAGCGGCGCGGGCATTACCAGCCAGTTTAAGCTGCGCAACGTCATTTTCTGCGTTCTGCGCTTGCAGGGCCCGAGTAAGGTCGTCAGAGCGCTGCGTGGCTGCTTTAGTTGCCAGGTTCATGGCAGTGTTAGTATCATCTACAGCAGCCCGGAGACCGCGTTCACCTGCCGCCAGGTTCTCGGTCACAACGCGCAAGTTATCGCGAGTTTGATTCAGTTCTTTCTGAGTTGTTGATAGCTCACCGTTTTTGATTTTAGCGTCACCAGCTAAGCGGTTAGCAGTTTCAACAGCACTGTTACGAATGATCATCGATTGGCTTTCATCACGCGAAAGCGCGATCTGGTTTTTAACGCCAATCTGAAGAGACTCATAGGCTGCCTTTTCTTTCGCTAGCTGTTCTTCTAACTTAACGGCAGCGCGTTTTAATTCGACCTGTAGCGCTTCCTGTTGCGCCGTAGTCATATTTTTTAGCTTATCAGTGAGAGTTTCAGTATCTGTCGCCAGCTTACGAGCGTTTTCAATAGCCCTCTCTTGATGCTGGTTCCACATAATGATTGCACCAACCGCCAACATAATAGCGCCGACAGGTCCGCCCACTAAAGCAAGGGCGGTTCTCAGACCTGTCATAGCAGTCGCCATAACAGTAGCCCGGGTTGTAGCTGTAGCCACAACATCATTCATCGTCGTAGTAGCGGCAGTCAAAGCTGTTGTAGCAGTCTTGACTTGGTTCTTCGCCTGATAATATGCGTTGAGTGTTGGTATACCTTTATAATAAGCCTGATTTGATTGTAAAGCAGCAAGCGCCGCCGCTTTATCCGCTTCGGCTACTGCCAGAGTCGCTCTTGCTTGCTGTACTGCTGCCGCGGCATCCTGTACGCGCGTACTAGTCAGAGCTTTTGCGGTTGCCATCTCTATAGCTTGAGCCGCCGCCACGCGCATAGAGGCAGCCTGGCTAGCAATAAGGGCCGTGACCAATTTACCAGTAAAGGCAGTAGCTACCACGCCCACAATCGTTGCGACAGTATCGAGGTTCTGTGACAGTAAGAGAATACCATCGCCCAGCACAGACGTAGCACCACCTACAGACTCATTAGTTCCTGCGAACTTCAAGAGGTTGTTATTGGCAACGGTCAGTTTCTGGCTGAAAGTGGCAGTGGTATTATTGAACTCTTTGTCGATTGCAGCAGAAGCGTCATAGATGGCTCTTGCTACAACGTCGGCGGTGAGTTTCCCTTGTGCTGCTAGAGCCCTGAGCTCACCTGTGGTTACACCAAGGCTATCTGCCATAGCTTTAAGCAGACGCGGAGCCTGTTCAGCAACAGAGCGGAATTCATCCCCTCGGAGGACACCAGACTGGAGGCCCTGGGAAAGCTGAATGATAGCGGCGTTGGCTTCCTGCGCGGTCGCACCGGAAACAATCATTGCCTTGCTTACCGTTTCCGTTACACGAGCAATCTGCGCGGAGGTTGCGCCGTACTGTGCAAGCGAACGCTCCAAACGCGCGTATAGCGTAGCAGTCTCCTCCAAACCTGTACGCGACCTTTGCGCGATATCAAAGACTCGTTGCTGTACCACTACAAGATCTTCATGTGCGCTATTTGCGTTGACAAGTTTGTTAGTCAGGCTAGTATAAGTATCATTGAGTTTAGCAACACCGCCAACAAGACTCGCAAGAAAGGTAACAATACCGAGAGAGTGCATTGCTTGCATTGCAACAATATTAGCCTGAATTGCCCTGTTGTTATGTTCAAAAGCACGGGCCATAGAGTCAGTGACAACTTCAGTACGCACGCCGACATCGCCGAGGCGCTTGAGCGCGGTCTCAGCAGCGGCGGTACCGTCTGTTCTGACTCGGATAATGATATCTGAATCGGCCATTATTTTTTACCTTTTTGCGACTTGATAAAGTCTTGCTGACGTTTAAAGTCGAAGGCTAAACGCTCAAGACATAGTTGGCGTATCAGCTCGGCTTCCCAGTATGCAAGATCAAAGCCAATAAACTTCTGCCATGATTGAAGCTCAGTATAACTAAACTGATCTCCGTTGTAAAAGTCTTGAAAGTAAAGATAAATATAGGCCAGTTCTTTAGGCAACTCTTTGCTCTCGTATTCTTCGAGCTGTGAAGGGGTTTTCCCAGTTGCCTTGCGAACATGTTCGAGTTGGGAGAGGAGGGAGGAAGTCGCCCCAATGGGTGGCAATGCCATCTTCCAATGGAGCAACGCATATTCGATTACTTTTTCTCGACTTTCTTTAAAAAAAGGGTGTCCTGAGCGGCGGTAGTATTGATCAGATCGTATACCTGCGGGTTTGCATCGAGGAATTCAATGATGTTTTCCACGGTGCATTCTTCTTCAAAGGACCAGTCAGCGATCAGCGCGGCGAACTGAGTATCTTCGATTAATTTGATTTCGTCTTCGTCCAGATCCTTGCCTTTGCGGGAAATAGTCAAAGTGGAAATCTGACGTGTAGCTTTTGCTTTGGCTTCACGAAACTCTTTGCTGTACTGGCTGCGAATAGTCAGAGTTTCACCTGTATCACCGATTCCTGGGTATACAAGTTTAAGGACGTAGGTGGAGTCCTGGAAATCACGAACTGTATTATATTTCTTGAAGCTGCCCATTATTATTCTCCGGGAGGATTAGGTCAAAACTGAATATAGCAAGAAAGCGCCCAAAAGAAAAGGCCCCCGGAGGAGCCTTTTTGAAGTCTACACTATTAAGAAATAGAGCCGATTCGAGCGGTACCAGAAACAGTGTTTGTTTTCGTTGACGTTGCGACAATAGTAGTTTGACCAGTTGCAGCTTCGTCAGCAGTAAACAAACCAGACGGGGTAATAGTACCGTTACCTGTTGGTTCAACAGACCAGGCGACTCCCTGTGCTGTGGTGCCCAGAACAGTTGCATTGAACTGCTGAGTAGCCCCACCCTCTACAGTGTCCACATAGCCAGGGCTAACAATCACGCCTTCGGCATCCGGCACCACAACTTTACGCACAATCTTAATTGAAGTCGCCTCAGTTGGGTCTAACAGGCCGCGGTAGGAGATGTTCTGCATGATATCGCCTTCGCCGTCGATCGGGCGCGGTGCTTCAGTCAGTTTGACTTTCGGCATAGTGATCTCATACGTGTTACCAGACACACCGTCCGACAGCGTCATTACAATTACTTGCGGCAGCTCGTTCAGGTAAGCCAGACGTAAGCTGTTATCTTCAAAGTAAGCGGTGAGTGAACCAGTCACGTTACGGCTCTTCGCACCAGGGCGGATCGAGTATTTGGAACCAACGACAAAGCGCGGCTCAATACCGTTGGCAATGTCAATAGAGAGCTCTGTAATAACGTTGTTTTTCACACCGTTGGCAGTCAGGCCGCCAGAGAAGGCGTCCATCGGGCTGGTAGTTGATCGAGAACCCACAGTCCAGCCTGCTGGTAAATCTGCACGCTGTTCCATGGTCCGGCCGACAATACCAAACTCAACGGTCACCATCGCAGATGCAGAGATTTTGATGTTCAACGAGTTCACTTCACAACCACGATAGATGGTGTAAGGCAAATCGTTGATGTCGGCGTTGTAGTCGACGAATGTGAAGCTCGGGCGCAGAATGCCCGCAACCAGGGTGTCAGATGCCCAGGCGCCGCGGAGAGCTGCCGCCAGCAAATCGTCGAACGTCCCGTAGGATAGTTCCGCTGATGCAGTGCCTTCAACGTGACGAGCGCCTAAACGAAAATCAGCAATTTCAGCGTCATTACGAATCTCTTCAGACTGTAACGGCGCGATACTGATATCTAAACCAGACTTAGTCGGACGAAAAACTTTCAGGGCGGCATTCGCAGGAGTAACGCCGCTCGATAGTTCTTGTACGAAGTAGCTGGCATAACGTGAACCTTCTGCCATTTTATTGCCCTCTTATCTAGGCTCACGTGCGAGCCAATAAACAGTGATATAATTCGCGTCCCATAAGCCTTCAGTACCACCAGCCGTAGAGTCTGCTAGTGAAGTCTGGCCACCTTGCCCACTAGACTTCGAAGTTAATCGAAGAATACAACCTTCAGGAGCTGATAAATGCGTAGGAATTTTCATCAGCTCGTTGATACGGTTCAGAGCGGTATCCGCTTCTTTGGTTCCTGTACCAGCTTTCTGGTAAACACCGATTTGAATGAAACCTTTGAGCTCGTTATCGCCATGTATTCCAAGCGTAATGGCATCTTCAGTGATAGGAACGTAAATTACTTTTAACCACAATATACGATTAGCCGGGTCGAATTTCAAATTCTTCCAGGCTATGTCTTTTACATATTCAGGCAGACCGTTTGCAACATACCCCTGAACTATATCTTTCACCCATTCAAAGGCCATTAGAATTCTCCTATATAGATACCTTTGAAGCGCTCACCGCCCAGAATAATATTTTTGCGCACCATACCCGAAGGAGCTTGTTTTGACCAGCCTTCGTATTCAATCTTATGAGCATAAGGTACTGGAGTACCAAAGAGAATTTGCCAATCCATATGAATGGGAAGGTAACGAATCTTCTGTAGAAGGCGTTGCTTAGTTGCTATACCGCTAGGATCGGGTGGTAGGTCTTCGAGGAATTCCGCACCTGTTTTAACAATCTGCCAAGAACCTTTTAGCTTACCGCTAAGAACAGGAGTGTCGTCAACTACGGCACTGACAAAACCCATAAGGCGGGCCTTCGCTTCTTTTGAAACGGCTTGCATAGCTTTTAAAGTTGCTTTATCAAACTGATCACGAAACGAAGGCCTGGCCATATTAGGTACCTATAAGGAGTTTAAACATAATGGGATTATCGTTGAGCTCTGTTTTCTCAAACGTTTTAATTTGCCACTTATTTGAGTCGGCGTCTACCCATGTGGCTAATAATAAGGAAGCCTCAGGAACATCGGTCTGAACTAAGACAGCCTTTTGACCAGTAGCTATCACCGTGCCGTTAACCATGTTGTTTTTTGGCTTATAGTAAAAGCACGTAACATCATGGACTTCAGGTTCAGAAACTGGTAGTTCCCAAGGCTTTGATGGATCGGGCGGTGGTGCGTCAACGGGAACAAGTATCTGAGCATTAGAACAGATATCTGGGTCGCTGAGCATTTCCTTAGCCATTTCATAGAAATCGTCGAAGGTACTCATCTTATTAAGTATCCCCCGCGACCGCCATAAATCTGGTAAGGGCCCATAAGGAAGTCGTAAAATTTATGCTCCGCATTAGGCTTGTAAGCTGCGTAAGAACCAACAGCCCATTCCTGCTCCAGACCTTCCAGTTTGCGGCGTTTAAGCGCAAACTGGCGAGAGCTAGTCATCAATGCTCCGCTCTCTTTGATATCGATAAGGAGTTGCGCCTGTGCTTTTTTGATATCTGAAGAGACGCCAAGCGAAGGTCCGCCAGACGTCTCTTTGCGAGGGAATTCGAGTCCTTGATCAGAACTGTATACGTACCCTTTGTACGGTCCAGTCGTTTCCATGTAGTCAGCAGCCAAAACCAGGTTGGCTGCAATGGCATCATCAGAACCAAGAGTAACACCGCGATTCTCAGCATAGGCTTTGGCCTCCGCTACTGTAATATAAGTATTCGCGTCGACAACTCCAGAACCGTCTTCAACAATTAAAGTAACAGTCATAACATTGCCTTATTCTGTAGTTTCTGGCGGTGGTGTTGTATTGACAAGTTCATCAGCCTCCTCTCGACGTTTACGGTTACGCTGAACTAACCATGCTTTAAACGGCTTGTCACTTCGCATACGAGGAGGCTTCATTTTCATTTACCTTATCGACGGTTCAAAGGAGGAACAATCGCAGCAGCGCGGGCGCGTGGGCGGTCCACTTCTTGATACTTACCAGCATTCGCCAGATAGACCTGCTTCACGATATCAGAATGGTTGTCTTTCGGAACAGAGCGGTCATAAGCCGCTTCAATGTTAACCAGCTGGTTCATTTCAGCTTCGATTGCTTTCAGCATTTCTTCGCGGAGGTTGATCAGCTGATTGCGACGTTCCGGAACCTGCGGCATCAGATCTTTCAGTTGCTCAAGCGTCAGCTCTTCAACTTTGATATCAAGAGCGTCGCCCAGAAGAGCACGAATAGCATCTGAGAACTGAACTTCTACCAGCAATTTGATTTCGCCAGTGACCACATTACTGCGATCTTTCGCTGGGCTTTCTACAGCAGATTTGGGTTCCGCTGTTTTAGTCAGAAAGTAGGTTTCAGAGTTTTCACGATTGAAACCAGGGGCCGCTTCTTCCAGCTGTTCGCGGGTAACTGCTTCACCGCCCAGCACGAATTTAAAACCGTTCAGGTTGACCAGGCCATCTTGGGTCCACTGAGCGTCGACTTTGGCGTCCAGAGTTTTCAGGCCTTCGATAATCTTTTCGTTCATTATAATTCCTCAGGTGAAAAAGAAAGGTACTACCCTTCGCGAGTGTAGCACCTTCGTCTAAATATGGAAATAGACCAAAACCCCTTTCCACCCTCTTCCATCGTGCTCTTTAAGCAGCCCACGCTTGAGTCAGCGCAGTACCTGCAACGGCGTTACCTTTCTTATCGGTAACTGTTACATTGACAGAGAAAGTCTTACCAACCATGCCAGCTGGCGCAGTTCCGCTAATACGCGCCACACCATTGGAAACATTAGTAAGACTCAAACCGTCACCAGTACCTGCTGCAATTGCAAAGTTATACGTGTAGAACCCGGTATCAGCAGGGGTCACAGTTTTAGGACGAACAAAGAAGTTCAAAGCGGTGCTGACTTTCATAGTATCCGCTGGAATTGAATCAACCCAAGTGGTACCATTAGCCGAATATTGCACGGCGCCAACTGCCGTGATAACCGGTAAAGGATCGTGACGATCATGCCGGATATAGCGACGGTGTCGCATATGTCTTGAATGACGTGGCATTTTGTATCCTCCTAAAAAAGGCGGCCGGAGCCGCCCTCTTAGTTAACCGGTATTAGACCTCTTTCGTAATCAGACGCGCGATGCGGATCTGTTTACGTTCGCGGAATACGCGGATGAAGGAACCTGCCGCACCGAGCTCGGTGTTGGACGGGCCACCTTTCTTGGCAGCAGTGCCTTTCCAGGCGTGACCGACCGGGTGGATGATCCATTCCCAACGGTTGAACAGGATTTCTTCACCCGCACCGTCGTTGGCTTCTTCGTTGCGCTTCACAGCGACCGGAACTTTCGGAGAACCTACGCCCAGGGCAGTCGCGCCAGTACCGATCAGGAAGGTCTGGTAGACACCACCGGTGTTCGGCATACTGTCATCAACGATAACTTCGCGGCCCATGTAGTACGCGATGTTAACTTCACCGCGGGAGTCCGGGATGAAGTCGATCAGGTTCAGGTTCATCAGGCGCTGATAAACAACGGAGTGCATCATGACCATGGTGAGGTCACCCATGCTGTCGCCCATCAGGCCGCAAGCTGCAATGAATGCAGAAGAGCTAAACTTCGCAGCATCGCCAGTCTGAGCGGAGATGTCGAGGGTCAGGTCTTTCGCAACGTGAGTAGAACCACCAGCCGGAGCGGCGTCGTTAGTAGCGAACACGCCCTTCATTGTGGCCAGCCACGCACCCTGCAAACGGCGAACACGCCAGTCGGCAACACGGTTAGCAATCGCGTTCATCGGGTCGTTACCCGCCAGCGCAGCTACCAGGTCAGCAGAACCCCAGGATTTGTTACGCGACATGCGGATCTGAATTTCAGTCGCTGCCTGGATGTTATCCGGAACGGAGTCGGGGCCGTTGTCCGAAGAGATGTTTTCAGCATGGTCGCCATCGCTGGACAGCAGATCGTGATAGAACGGCTGGTTAAAGGTCAGACCGCCGCCAGCAAGGTCGGCGTTCAGACGTTCGTCCATGACGAGCGCAGAAGACTGGATCAGACGGGATTTTTCCTGAGTCAGGGTCTGAACGTAGCCTGCAAAGATCTCCGGAACTACGATATCAGAAATACGGGTCAGGTCAGTAGCACCCAGACGAACCGGGGCGAAGCCTGGAAGGTGAACGATACGAGACATAATTCTTCTCCATAAGGAAAGCTTTTAATTTTTTGTAAGCCTTTCCCCATGGAAGGCCTAAATGATTGAAGACCATGCTTCATGAACGCAAAATTAGCGTATTCAAAAAGCACGGTCAATATCAGTTTAGGACTTTTTCGCCGGGCGCTTCGGATTTAACGGATCAACGCCGTTGCGCTTCGCCAGTTTCTTAGCACGTTCCGGATCAACTTTGAACAGTTTCATCTGTTCAGTTACCGACCAACCATCGTGGGAATACGGGTCTTCGCCGCCGCCCTGGCCGCCTTTACCACCAGAAGCACCGCCACCGAAGGAATCTTCAAGCCAGTGCGGGCGGCTCGTAATCAGATCGCGCAACATATTTTCGGCATCCAGGAATGGGGTAACGCCAACGCCTTCTTTGGTGACCACATTGCCGGATTCGTCGACATGCAACAGGCGCTCGCCATACATGATGGCGTCTTCGATCGCCGATTCGCGGATTTTCAGGGTTTTCGCAGCTTTACGAACTACGTCCGCGACGGTCGCCTTCACTTCTTTGCCTTTGTAGCCTTCGATCGCTTTATCTTTCTCTTGAAGCAGGGCAGTCGCTTCGTCGAGTTTACGCTGCAACGGCGCCAGGCGGGCAGTGACTACCTTTTCAAGGTCTGCCGGGTCGCCCTTACCTTGCTTGGCTTCGAGCTCCGGAATACGGTCCAGGCTTGCTACAATTTCTTCAACCGTGCCGTAACTGGCCAGAGAGGAAAGCTGCTGTTTAACGGCCTTGTGGTCGCTACGTTCTTTCGACAGAGCAGTATTGAGACGATCAATATCTGCTTGAGTTTTCAGACCTTTGACACGAGTAAGAACATGCTTACCGTCTTTTTCGGTATAAAGGCTTTCAAAACCCGCCGGGATGTCATCAGCGCTATCGTAGGAAACTTCGAGTTCCGGTGTACCGTCACCAAGACGAACACCAATCATACCGAAATGAGGCATAGCGAGGGTGATAAGGTTACGTTTCATGTTTTCTCCTGTTGCCCATGCAACAAAAATTAAGCGTCCGACATTGGACGCTTAGACTATATTACATCAGAGATTTTATTGTCCAGAGTCATTTTGCTTTTGCTGTTTAGCTCCACCAGAGTCTACCTGCGAGCCTTGCGCTTGCTGAGTAGCATTCTGATCAGCTTTGCCTGTGTTTAGCAACTTAATCTGGGGATAAGTATCAAACTCATAGGCAATCTGTTTCATTTCTTCTTCAAAAGTCAGCTTGGTCAATCCCTGATCCGTTAAATATTCATGAATTGTTTTCAGAGACAACGGAGCGGCCAGGTTACGAGCTGCCATAGTCTGAACCAAGTTTTGCCCGCTAAAGATAGCTTTCGAGAAGTCGAGGTTAGGTTGAATCTTAACTTTCTCAGGATCGGCGTTCATCCAACGAGCGCAAATTTTCAACAA